ATGTCCAAGCGAGAGAAGCAGACACCGCAGGACAAGCAGGAGCGCAAGGCCATCACCCGCGAGATCACATCGACGCTCAAGGACCTCAAGAAAGCGCCCACGACCAGCGGCAAGCAGGGCGTGTTGCACGCACACGGCTTGATCGACTTGCCTGACGAGAAGATTCCCGCCTTTACCGAGGAACTCAAGACCCAGCGCAAGCTTCACCGCCGAGGAAAGTAACCCCACGAACTGCCCGCCGCCGCTAGCTAGTTGCCCCAAGCGGTGGCGGGCAACCCCGCGCCGCTGGTGATGAGCGTCCCCCACCCACCAGCACGCGCGGACCAGGCGCCCCCCGATCCACCACGCCCCCCGGCTCACCACCGATGAGCTGGGAGGATCGGGGGGCGTCTCTCAGAGCGCGTGTTTGCCGCCGTGGAGTACCGGGAGGGCACAGTGCTGGTCCTCCGCTATCCGAGCTCGACAGAGCACGTCATGCGGCCCCGAGGTGCTCCAGAGTATGGTTGCGGGGCCATGGTGTGTCTGGGCCGCCGCGAAGTCCGCCGCCATGACGGTACGCGCCTTGAACGGCAGCACCTTGAGAATGGGATTGATTCCAGCCGCTTCCAGCGCATCGGCGATCATCGGGCACGGGTCATAGCTGACGGCGAGGACGAAGACGTTCCTGTTGCCCACTATGTCGGTGTCGAGGCTGTCCAGGTTGAACAGCGTTCCGCTCTCGATCGACTTGGCGACCGTAGTGCACAACTGCGTGTAGAACGTCAGAGCCGCGTCCCGTGTCACGGCCCGCTTCTTCGTCGCGCGCATCTCGGCGCCCGACACATGCTCCCCGAGGCCTGGATCATCCGGGCTGAAGCCGACGAAGTCAACGTCGAGCAGTTGGGCTGTCCACCACGTGGCGGCTGCCTTAATTGATTCTTCCGGGATCACTGGTCGCTTATTCCTGCTCCAGGATCCGGCGAGTAAGGTCTTCGGCATCGCGTGAGACCTTCCCGAGATCGGCATTGGCGACAGCCCCGATGAACTCGAAGCACTCCGTCATCAGCGCTTGGCGCTTCGCGATGACTTCAGGTGAGACGTCCTCGGGGGGACTGGACGACTGAACGCTCGACGCGATGTATCCCCGGGTGCTGCCGTTGAAGTCGTTGGTCAGATTGATATCGCCGTGGTGGTCGCCCATCTGGACGAGGTTTCCGATGCGGCCGTGGGCGACGTTGGTCACCTGCGCTCGGCCGCCATACGGGAAGGACGAGGTCTGGTCTGAACTCATGGGTGATGGCCCCTGGCGTGTGGGTGCATGTACGTTGCGATGCACATTACCGGGGGAGGGCGCGCGTTGTAACCCCGTGAGCGCCCTCTGTGCGCACATGAGCCCCCGGAGCGCTTCCGGGGGCCGATGTGCATTGCAGGGTTCTGTGATTTGCGATCAGTGCCAGGGGTCGGCCTTCGGCGTCGCGCGGTACGCCTGGGTCCGCTCCGGCCTCACCATCCCAGGCAGCTGCTTTTCGTCCTGCTCGTGGATGCCGAAGTACACATCGTGCAGGTCGCTGCGCTCGTCGTACGTCGCGGCCTCGGGGAACCCGCCGCGATCGGTCACGACCTGCTTGTAGCGGCCCTCGGCCGCGCCGGTGGCCAGCTCGGCGTTCATCGACCGCATCGGTGCATATGCCATCAGAACTTCACCTCTCGGGGCTTGGACTGCGTGGGGATCGCGGTGTGGGCGTGGTCGCCGGCGCCGTGCAGGAACCCCTGCGCGAGCCGGTGCTTGTGGCCGCCCTGACCCTTGACGTGCACGACGGTGCCTGCGGTCCTGCCGTTGACGGCGAAACGCCGGTCGTTGGTCTTGTGGCCGCCGAGTGCGACCTTCTTGCCGCCGAGTCCGTCCATCACATCACCCCGAGTGCCGGGTAGCTGGTGGACTGGACGCCGGCCTGGCTGCCGGAGTAGTCGATGCGCCGGGTGGGCCAGCGGGTGTCCACATGCCGCAGGACGTCGTCGATCGTGGGCTGGCGCTGCTCGCCGAGTCCGAAGCGCGGCGGAGGCGGGCAGCCCTGGTTGGGGATCGGTGGACGGATCGCCTGGATCTGCGCGCTCGACAGGCGCGTCTGACCGGCCATGCGCTCGGAGACCTTGTTCTCCTGCATGCTCTGCCACGGCTTGTTCTGGTCGTAGACGCTGTTGGCGTGCTGCATCGGGGCCTCCTTAGACGGTGTTGGCCTGGTCGGCGGCGTTCTTGTAGCTCTCCACGGTCAGCCACGTCGAGGCTGCGGTGGGCGGCATGCCGGACGAGGTCGCGGACGAGCTGGTGCCGAGCGCGCCGGGAAGGAGCGCCGGTACGGTGCTGGCGCCGGTGTGGTGCTTGAACTGGATCGGGTTCATGTGCTGGTCGTTCACGCTCTGGTCGGCGGCCATGTTCACCTCCACGCCGGGCGCAGGTGCGCGAGCTGCGCGGTGCGCCTCGGGTTGATGACGCCGGCGGAGCCGGGCGACGGGGGGATCTGCGGGTCGGGGGTGTTGAACTGGTCTGCGACACTGCCTGCGCCGGTCGGGATGTGCGGGCGTTCGGGGGCGGGCTGGCCGGTGACAGTCCACCGCTTGCCCTTCTCCTCGGCGTCCAGGCCCGAGTACAGGTTGAGGTCCCTGGTCCAGTAGTAGTCCTTGTAGTCTATATGAACACCCTTATGTACGCCGCGCTGGTAGTTGCGCTCGGTCACGCGCCCCTGCAGGGCCGTCATCAGCCGGTCCTGACGCCGGTCAATGATCGTGCCCAGATATCCATCCGGATAGTTGGCCTGCGGTGCGCGGCCCGTCAGCATCATGCGACGCGCGTCCATGATGGAGTGCGCGCCGACCAGCGGGGTGCCACCGCCCCCGTAGACCTGCGAGCCGGGCTGTCCGGCGCCGAAGGGCGGGGCGTAGGAGAGGTTTGCGCTCATCGGGCCATCCCGTGCTGGAACTCGTTGACGGCGGTGGCAAACGTCGAGCCCTGGGTGTGGGTTGCCGGTACGAGGTGGACGTTGCGCCCGATACCCTCGGCGCGGCCCGGGTAGGCACGCGTGACGGTGACCGCGTACCGGGCGCCGGAGGTCTCGGCGACGTTCGAGCGCGGGGTGTGCGGCTCGTGGACCGGGTCGCCGGACTTGTTCACGCCCTGCTTCGCCACGAGCTTCGCGCCCCGGACCGGGACGGCGGTGACAGAGGTCGCGTCGGAGGTGCCCACGACCGGGAACTGGCCGCTCACGAGGTTCTTGCTCTTGGCCATGACGCCCTCCAGGCGCATCCTGCACCGGATAAGCTCCATGACGTCTACATATTCAGGGTAACCGCAGGAACCTGGGAGTCGGTAGCGGTCACGGTGAACTCCAGCCCGCTGACCTTCCCCTCCGGCATCGTCACGTCGACGAACGCGATGGCGGTGGAGAGCACCAGGTCACGCGTGTTGGCGTACCCCTGGGCGATGGCCACGGACTTCGCCGCCTGGCTCACGGCCATCGGGCCGACCGCGCGCAGCTTGGCGGCGCGGTTGGCGTAGAGGGAGTGGGCGAGCGCTGAGGCGAGCTCGACCGCGCCCGTGCCGGAAGATACCTTCAAGAGCTTGATGCCCATGATCTGCTCCGTTTATGCGGGGTACTGTCGGAGTCAGCGTAGATCTCTTAGTCAAGGCCTTGTTAACGAATGTGATTCCGTGTGCGGTGTCAGGGCCTTTATCGCCTTGCGCTCGTAGTCGAACTCCACCGGCTCGTGGCCCTCCAGGGCCCGCGCGATGCAGGCGAGGACGTACGCGTCGGCCTTGTTGTCGTCGGTGAACTCGACCCCCCACTTCTGGTACACCCTGAGCAAAACGACGTTCTTCGGCGAGGTTCCCTTGCCGGTCGCGAACAGCTTGAGCGTGGCGGGGGGAACGATCGTGGGGTAGCGGACCTGGCCGGCGAGCGCGTAGTGGATCGACTGCTTGACCGAGGCTCCCAGCTCGCCCGCGATCTCCCGGCCGTTGATCCGGCCGTGCGCGTATCCCTCGATGCAGATGTGCTTGATCCGCGCGCGCATCGCCCAGGTGGTGATGACACCGTTGATGTGCGACCGGATCGCGATCAAGCGGTCGACGCCGTCGCCGTACTTCTCCTTGGGGAACGCGTCGAGGTAGGTCGTGTGCTCCGCCGCGCCGCGCAGCACACTGATGGCCAGGCCCGTGTAGGACGGGTCGATGCCGATGTACACGTCATCCACGGTCGAGCTCCCCACAGTTGGAGGTCCGGCCGGCGGCCTCAAGACTCAGCACGGTCCACGAGTCCTTCTTGTCGTAGTCCCAGTTCTGGGCCGCCTCCGCGTCGCAGTCGAGCCCGACCACCGTCGTCCAGCCCTTGCCGCCCGCACGGATCTGGTCGCGGTACGGGAAGTGCAGGTGGCCGTGCACCAGCAGCCGTGGCCGCAGCGCGTCGACGGCGGCTTGGATACGGTCCTGATTCGGGAGGCATTCGGGCATGTTCTTGCGGTTCCACCGTGGGTCGGAGGCCCGCGGCTTGTCGTGGGTGAGCATGACGTCCACCAGCTCCGGGTTGGCCAGGGCCTGCGCCAGCTCGGCGTCGGTCAGCTCCTCCTCGGGGAACCACAGCAGCTCGTCCGCGCTGCGGGGACGCTTGCCGTACAGGGCGGTCTCCGCCGCGTACCTCTGGTTCCTCGCCGCCTCTTGCTCCAGGCGCCAGGACTTGTCCACGGAGTAGGCGCCGCCGAGCGCGATGAAGCGTGTTCCGGCCCACGTCCACCGGTGTCCGCGCGGCGCGTAGCGCACGTGTTCGCTGACCAGGACGAAGCCGTGCCCGTCCTTCTCGCTGTGGTCGATGAGCGAGGACTTGTCGTGGTTGCCGTCGAGCCAGTAGATGATGCGCCCGACCTTGCCGGCGAACTTCTCGACGTCGCGCAGGAACGCCCGGCCGTCACCGGTGTGCGGCCAGTAACCGAAGTCGCCGAGCTGGAACACGTGGGCGCATCCCTCGCGCTCGGCGATGTCCAGGAGGTAGCGGATGTGTTGGATGAAGCCGTGGGTGTCCCCGGCGAGCAGCACCTTGGGCTGGGTTGCGTCGATCTCATCCATGCTCGTGTCCTTGAGGTTCGGGGGAGAGAACCGAGTGCTGGAGCAGCCAGCCGATGTGATCGCCGTGCTCGCAGTACAGCGGCCGGCACATCGGCAAGCACACGCACGGCTGGAGCGCCGGGTCTATCTCGTGTTCGATCACGTCCCCGACGGGAACGACGTGGACGCGGCTTCCGTCGGTGACCAGCAGCCAGTTCACGGCGTCCACCGACCGGGCGCGTCACGAGAGGTGCGCATGGTGATCTGCCGGGAGACCACCGTCATCCTGCGCCTGGCCGCCTCCACGGCGCCCTCCAACTGCTTGCGGCGGGAGTAGACCTCCAGCGCCTCGTCCTCGGCAGCCATGACCACCGGGTCGATCGCCGCCATGGCCTTGGCCGCGGTGATGGTCTTCGCCTGGACGCTCAGCGCGTACTTGTGCTGCAGGCGACTGACCTGTGTCTCCTGCTCGCGCTCCTCGACGGACTCACCGGAGAGCAGGGATTCGGCGTAGTCGCACCACGCCGCCAGCTCCGTATGCAGCACCGAGAGCTCGGTGCCGCCCAGGGCGGTCAGATCGTGCGGAAGTTCAGGCAGCTCAGACTGCACCGGCTCCCTGATCACGAGCCCGCGCTCCCGGAGCCACTGCTCGCCGCGCTCCCGGGCGCTCACGCGGCCAGCCCCAGCGCCTGGCAGGACTCGCACGACCCCGACCCGTCACGGCAGATCGGTTCCGGGCCGGTCCCGTCCATGGCCATCGCGACCTGCCGGGCGCCCGCCAGCATGGCCTTGATGGGCTCGATGCTGTACTCGACGGTGTACTCCTTCGTGTCCTGATTCATCTTGGACTCGTACACGAACGTCACCTGGTCGGCCTCAAGGCCCCGCTCGCGGGCCAGGTGCAGGTAGGTCATCCCCTGGCGCAGGTGCGCGGGGAACGGGCGCCGGATGTCGCCCCACAGTCCGTTGACGTCCACGATCTGGCTGCCGTCGAGGGTGTGGGTGTGGGCGCGAACCAGGGCCGGGGAGGCGTGGCGCACGGTGCCTTCGCCCACGGTCTTGATCTCCAGAATCGTGGACTTGCGGTAGAGGAACCCGTCGCTGTGCCCGGAGATCAGGTGGCTGGGCAGCTCCAACGGCAACTCCTTGTACTGCACGACGTTCGACTTGCACACGTCGCACACCTGCACTCCGCGCCCGTACCACTTGTAGTTGCACACCAGGCACTTCCACATGCCCTCCAGCTCGCCCATCTCCGCGAGCCAGCCCTGAAATCGGTCGTGAGCCGCGTGACCGTAGGCGAACATGTTGCGCTGACGGAAGTTCAGGACTTCCCGCGTCGGGTGATTCAGCTGGTGGTATGCCGCGCGCGGGCACCAGCCGTCGGCGCTGATGTCGCTGGGGTGCAGCACGTCGTCCGGGCGCGGCGGCTCGATCAGAGCCTTCTCGACCAGGTGCGCGCGCACGTCCCCCAGCACTACGGTCGGGACGCGACGCGAGGTGAGGATTTCGCTGAGGCCGAGGTGGCGCTTCCTTTTCGCCGACGCCGGCGCCGCTTCTTGCGCTTGCCTGGCGGGCAGGGTTCGACGGTGGGAGGCTGCCATGTCCACTCCTCGGGACTGGTGGGGTACTTGTCTTTCAGGGCCTTGCGGTCGCGGCGGAGCATCCCGCCCCACACGCCCCACATCTCGTTGTTGACCATGGCGCGCTGCAGGCAGCGCTGGCGTACCGGGCAGACAGGACCGCCGCCGGTGCCGTTGCAGATCGCCATCGCCTCGTGGAAGAGGTCCGGGTCGAACCACGGGTCGTCGTCGAGGTAGGGGTGCTTGACGTTCAGGCACAGCGCGCGGCGCTGCCAGGCGAGCGGGTCATCGTCGTCGGTGTCCCAGTCAAACGGCGTGTCGCGGCTCTGGAGGACCATCAGCGCTCTGCCGCTTCCAGGAGCAGCAGCAGGTAGTCCTTGGCGAGCACCACGTACTCGTGGTCCTTGATGCCGAGCACCATCGCCATCTCGCCGCCTGCCAGCAGCGCCCGCAGCTGGAGCTGCCCGAGCTCATCGAGGTTGAGCTTGTAGCTCTTGGCGAGGGTCGCGCGGTACTCGAAGTCGAAGTAGTTCGCGCGCTCGCCCTTGAGCTCGATGAAGAAGTCCTTGGTGAGCACCGCGTATTCGAACGAGCGCAGCTCGACGATGAACGCCATCTCGCGGCCGTCCATGACCGCGTGACGTTCAGCGGTGCGCAGCTCGTCGAGGGTGAGCCGGTAGTGGTCGGCGAGCGTCGTCTTGTACTCGATGCTGAGCTTCTCGGTCCGCACGTCGTTTCCGTGCGTGTACAGGTTGCCGGAGCCGGTGTTGCGCACACCGCCGAACTCCGTGGCGCCGCGCGCCTCCTGGCGCCGCGAGCGGCGCAGATGCGGGTTAAGCACCGCGGTCTCCCCTCTTCGCAGCGCGCCTGCGCGCCAGACGGCCGTACACGGCGTCCACGCCGCGCACGGCGAGGTCGCACAGCGGGATGAGCGCCGCCAGCGCGATGACTTCGAGGACGAGTGCTGTGGGCAGATCCATCAGTGACCGCCTCCCAGGGCGCGCTTGGTGATCGCTGCCGTGAGCTCCTGCTGTGCGGTGAGGTCGCCGCGCAGGTAGTCGAGCAGCGCTTCCTTGCCGTGCACGCGCGTGTCCCCGACGCTGAAGTAGGCGCCACGCCGTTCGATCGCCTCGTTCAGCACGCCCATGGTCACCAGCTCCTTCGCCGCGTCGTACTCGCCGGCGTGGAAGCCCAACGTCTCGGTGTCGGTGTGGTAGAAGTCCATGCTGGCGATCCGGTGCGGCGCGGCCGACTTGTTCTTGATCGTCCGGCACTTGATGATCTGTCCGACGCGCTGCGAGCCGCGTCCGCCGGGCAGCGCCTCGTCGATGTACTCGGCGCGGGAGACCTCCAGCCGGACGGCGTAGGCGAAGTTCTTCGCCCAGCCGCCGGGGGAGTCCTTCGGGGTGCCGTGCGGGGAGAACGCGCCGACCTTCTGACGCCACTGGTTGATGATGATGCCGAGCAGTGGCCGCTCGGATCCGTCGTGCGCGCGCGCTCCGGCGTCGCCCGCCTTGCGCCAGAACTTGCCCGTCAGGCGCGCGCCGAGCGCCATGACGTTCTCGTCCATCTTCTTGTCGGCCTCTTCGGCGGCGATCAGCGCCGGGTAGGAGTCGAGCACGATCGCGTCGACGGCCTTGAGTTCGGCGGCGCGCAGCATCACGTCGTAGACGACCTCCATGCGCCGGAACGGGGCGATGGCCACGCGCGCGATGTCCACGCCGAGCAGGGTCGCCCACTCCTCGTCGAAGTCCTCGGCCGCGACCCACAGCGTGGTGAAGTTCGGGTCAACCGCCTGGCACGCGGCGATCGACTTGAGCACGACGGTGGTCTTGCCGGAGGACTCCATGCCGATCACCTCCATCCACCGGTTGCCGGGCCAGCCGCCGCCGAGTGCGAGATCGAGGGAGAGCGATCCGGTCGGGAACCGCACCGGCGGGCGCAGCTCGGTGGCGGGGAACAGGGCGTTGCTCCCGTACTTCTTGGTGAGCTCCGCAGTCAGAGCATCAAGTCCCTGGCTCATCCGGCGCCTCCTTGATCGGTATCTCGATCTCGCCGTACAAGATCCCGAGGTAGACCGCGTGGACGCGGTTGCGCGCTTCGAGCTTGTCGAGGATGACCATGACGATGGAGTTGATGCTGGAGGTGGCGTACATCATCCGCTTGCCGATGTCCTCGTTGCTGTCGCCCAGGGCGACTCGACGGAGGACTTTGCGCTGGCGGTCGTTGAGGTGCTGGTGGCTCACTCGATGCGCCCGATGATCGTGTGTGGGGAGTAGCCGCCCAGCCGGGACTCCTCGGTCTGGCGCGCCGGCCTGGCCTGTTTGCGGTTGGTGGACACGACCCCGGAGGTCGAGTGCAGCACCGGGTAGCCGCACGCGTAGCAGCGCGCCTTGTTCATCCCGATGCCCTTGACGTAGTCGCCGGACGAGCAGTTGGGGCACAGCCCGACGTCGTTGCGCGCGTACGCGGCCTGCGCGGGCACGGGCATCGGCGCGGGCTCCTGCTGCGGGTGCTGGGGGTACTGCACGGCAGGGGCTGCGGGGACCTGGACGGGTACCGGAGCGGGCGCGTACTGCGCGGGCCTGGGAGGCGGGGCCGGGTGGCCGCCGAGGGCGCGGGACCAGAAGTCGCTCATGACCGGCGCCCGTACAGGTCGTCGTCGAGGCCGTAGCCGAGTACCACGTCCTCGCGCACGTCCACGTCCTCGGGGTCGACGACCGTCTCGGCCGCCTTGCTCCCGGCGCGGTGCGCTCCTGAGCCCTCGCCCAGACGCCGCGTAAGCATCCGCTTGATACCTTCCGTAGTCATTTCGCCTCCGCCCAGCTGTTGCACACGACGATGTCGCTGGTCAGCGGCACCGTAAGAAGATCGGCGATGCCCTGACCGAGCATCGCCTCGCGGAGAATCGCCTCGGCTTCCGCTACGACCTCGTTGGCGGCCTCGACCACGAGTTCGTCGTGGACGGTGAGCACGAGGCGCGCGCCCTCGGGCAGCGCGGCGTGCGTCCGGACCATCGCCAGCTTGATCAGGTCGCCGGCGCTCCCCTGGATCTTGGAGTTCACGGCCTGGCGCTCGGCCAGCGCGCGGATGTCCCCGTTGCGGTAGCGGATCTCCGGCAGGCGGCGCACGCGCCCGAGCAGGGTGGTGATGTGCGGCTCCGGCTGGCGGCGGCAGCCCTCGATCACGGCCTTGCGGTACTGGTAGATCTCCGGGTTGCGCAGCTCGTGCTCCGTCAGGATCCTGCGGGCCTCGCGCACGCTGATCCCGGCCATTCCGGCGACGGTCTCCGCGCCGGCCAGGAACACGATCGCGAAGTTGACCGCTTTCGCCACCTGCCGCCAGTCCTTGGTCACCTGGTCCGGCGAGATGTGGAAGATGCTGGTAGCGGTCGCGGTGTGCGCGTCGATGCCCTGGTGGAAGCCCTCGTAGAGGGCGCCGCGCCCCAGGAAGTGAGCCAGCACCCGGAGTTCAATCTGTCCGTAGTCCGCGACGATCAACTTCATCCCGGGCGGCGCGACGAACAGGCCCCTGATCCTGGTGGACAGCGGCTTGCCCGGCCGGGGGACGTTCTGCAGGTTCGGGTTGCGGGAGGAGAACCTCCCCGTGCGCGTGCCGTACTGGACGAAGTCGCAGTGGATCCGTCCGCCCACCAGTGCGCCGGGCTCGTCCTCGGTGCCGAGGTAGCCGTGGACGTAGGTGGACTGCAGGGTGTGCAGCTCCTGATAGGCCAGCAGTGCCTTGGTCACCGGGTTGTTCGGGTGCGCCTTGAGGGCGTCGGCGTCCGTCGAGGGCGCGCCGGTCTTCGTGCGGCCGGCGGCCTTCAGGCCCTGGCCGCCCTCGTCCTTCGGCCCGTAGAGGATCGCCTGCTTCTGGGGGACCGATCCGAGGTTGAACGACTTGCCCGCGGCCTTGTACGTCCGCTCGGTCGCATGGTCGAGCTGCTCGGCGAGCTCGGCCTCCAGCGTGCGCAGCGTCTGCTCGTCCACGGCCACGCCCGCCAGGCGCATCGAGACGAGGACGGGCAGCAGGTCCATCTCCAGCCCGAAGATCTTGTCGAGGTTCTGCGCGTGCAGCGCAGCCTTCTGCGACGGCCACATCAGCCAGGGGAACTTGGCGTCCAGCAGCGCGTACCGGGCGACCTTGCCCAGCGGATGCGCCTCGACGCAGCGGCCGGTGTGGTCCGGGTCGTACGCCGTCTTGTAGCGGCGGCCTACGATCTCCTTGAGGCCGAACCGCTTGAAGTTCTCGTTCAGCATCCAGGCACCGACGAGCGTGTCCGCGAACGGCGGGGCCGGGGGAGCGGCGAGGTACTTGGTCACCGACGCCGCGTCGAACACCTGACCGTGCCCGATCTTGAGCCGGTCCGACGCCATCAGCGGCGCGATGCGCTCGATCACCTGCTCGCGGGTGACCTGCGGCGGCGGTGGGCTGTACCGGGCCGGGATCTGGATCATCTTGCCGGTGGCCTTGTCCTTGCGGCGCACGGCCGGAGCCGTCAGTACATCCCCGTTGGGATGTCCCATCGGGATCGCGACCGTGCGCCCCTTTGTGGCCATCGACAGCCACGCGAGCTCGTTGTAGACCGGGTGCCCGCGCCGGGGACCGGTCGTCTCGATGTCCCAGGCGAACGCGGGCTGCTTCTCGAAGGCGGAGACCGCCTCGTCGAGGTCGCGCTCCGTCAGGATCACCGTCGGCTTCATCAGCGAAGCAGGTCCGTCACGAGCTGCTGGTACTTGTCCAGGCTGGGAGCCGGGTCGATCGGCTCGGTGCGGGCCTTGGCCAGCAGAGCGTCGCGCATCGCCGGGGATGGCAGCGGGAAGCCCCAGTCCTCGGTCAGGTCGCGCGCCTTGACGACCTCGTTGGGGTAGGTGGTCTCGGACTTCTTGCCGAGCTTCTGGAACGCGAAGTAGATCTCGGGGTCGGCGATTCCGTCGAACCGGCGGTCCGCGTTGAGCCCCTTGACGATCTTGTAGAGGGGCTTGGTGGCCCGGAAGACCTCCAGCGTCGGGGTCGGAGCCTTGGCCGGGTCGAAGGAGCCGACCACACCGAGGGACATGACGTTCCAGTACACGTTCACGCTCTTCGGGTCATCGGCGAGCTGCCCACACAGGGGGCAGTCGTCGCCGAGGCAGCGCCAGCCCTTGATCTTCACCTCCTCGAACCAGTGCTGCGCGAAGTGGTCGAAGGGCTTCTCTTCGAGGAACTGGAGCACGGTCCACTCGGCGCCGAGCTCCATGGCGTTGACGAAGTTCGAGGTCGAGGCGACCGTCTGGTCCACCGCTCCCCAGTCGGCGCGCGCGGAGCGGCCGGCGGGCGCGCGGCGCGCGGGGCGCTCCGGAACATGAGTGGCGGCCGGGGCCGGGGCGCTCGGCGCGGGCGTCAGCACTCGCCGGCGGCGGGGCAGTTCTGTCACTTCTCTTCTCCGTTCAGGGCCGGGTGGTCGTGGATCATCGAGCTGTCGTTGCTGGTGAGCTCGGCTACGCGCAGGCGGGCCGGGTGCATGACGGCGTCGAGGCTGTCGTGCAGCGCGAGGATGTCTTCGGGGTCTTCGATCTCGCCCGAGACCGTGACGGTGATGTCGACGTGCTCGTAGCCGCCGGTGTTGTAGCGCTCTGAGATGCGGACGGTGGCGTTCATCGGCCGGGCCCGTAGAGCGCGTTGACCGAGTGGTAGAGCTCGATGGCGCGGGGGGTGAAGCGGGTGGAGGCGATCGGGGCGCCGTCGAACAGCCCCTCGTCCTCCGCGATCTTGATCAGGCCCTCGATGAGCATGCGCGGGTAGAGCCGTGCCTTGCCCGCGCCCTGGTCGTGTCGGGAGCGAAACAGGGACCGGGGCAGGACACCGGACTGCTCCCACATGCGGATCGTCACCGGCTTGCGATTGAGAGCCTTGGCCAGCGCGCCGATCGGGTAGAACAGCACCTCGACGCCGCCGATCTGGTGGGGGCGCGGGTGCGCGTCCCAGGCGTCGGGGTCCGGCTCGACCGGGGGTTCGGCGGACTCGGCGGGGCCGGGAGCGATCCTGCGCCGGGTGCCGGGGTAGTACTCCATCGTCGCGGCGCTCACGAGGTCACCGTGAATGCCCAGGTGACCTTCGCGTCGAAGACGGCGTCGATGTCGGCCTCGGTGAGCAGCCCGTCCTGGTAGGCGACGTAGAGTTCGTCCTCGTCGAGCACGGGCAGCAGGGGGAAGAGCCGGTCGTGCAGGTTCGCCTTGGGATGCGCGGCGTCCACGCGGTCGGCTAGCGCGCCGATCCGGTCGGTGTTGGCGCTCCGAGTGACGCGCTTCTCGCGCTTGAGCGCGGCAACCTTCTTGCCAGCCACCTCCAGGGTGGCGGGAAGGTCAAGGTACGTATGGCCCTTGTCATCGACGTATCCGGCGAAGGCCACGAAGTCGTCGAGCTCGTCGCGCAGCTTGTTGGCACGCGCGGTCATCGCGTTGATCTGGGCCTTGGCGTGGAGCCACTCCAACGTCATTCGCGTGATGCGCTGCGTGGTCTCCGGATCACTCTGCCATGTCGCCTGCATCGGCTCACCGTCCCCTGGTGCCTGTTCCTGGCACCCAGTCAGACGGCGCGACGACCTGCTGACTGGGTGTGAGACGACACTATGGGGCGCGGTGAGCTGGGGCAATAGGTTAAAGGAAGAAACTATAAGGAGTCGCGGTTAGCAGCTACCTTACGTCGAAGGAGGCCTGTTACGGAGTTGCGACGCGACGTTCGTCGAACAGTGACAGTGCCTTCGACACCTGCGGGTAGCTGATCTCGTTCTGCCCCTGGTCCTTCAGGTGCTGGTTGACGAACGCCGCGAGCTTCTTCACGCCGCCGCGCCTGCGCAGCTCGGGCTCACCGTGGACTTCGATGAACTTCTCGACGAGTTCGAGCTTGCGTTTCTGAGCCGGAGTCAGTGGCTTGACGTTCAGCGCGGGGGGCGCCGCGAGGACCGGTACGGGCACCGGGACGACCGTCGGGGGCTGCGGCACGGCGGCCACCTGGACGAGCGGCGGGGCCGCCGCGACGGCCTCCTGGACGACAGTCTCGGCGGGCGCGGCCGGGGAGTGCGAGAGCAGGGTGCACAGCAGGAACGCGACGGCGGGCCAGACGCCGATCGCCACGGCGATGGGCCGGTTCGCGTCGTGCCAGCAGGACAGGACGTTGGCGGCGATGGACACCGACAGCCCGAGGGTGAACGCGATCCACGCGAGCACGGCGGGGACCTGCTCGCCCAGTCCGTGCGCTCGGATCTTGCGGTAGCCGGTCACGGTGAACAGGTCCACGCTCAGCGGGTAGGCCCACGCCACCCATCCGGACTGGCCGTAGTGGGCCGCGACGTCGTGGATGTGGGTGAAGCTGAGCGAGCCTTCCAGGACGGCTTGGAACAGCAGGCCGTCGGCCAGGCGCCGCCAGTCGGGCTTCATGGGAAGGGCCATGGCTGCTCCATATCAGGGTGCGGAGGCACCACCGTAGGTCGGAACCGACGTGCAAGGCAAAAGGTTATGCCTTAGAAGCCAATCCGTTATGCGAGGTGGGCTTGCAGCGACGGGCGGCGAGCAGCGAATCCGGGTGCGCCGCCGTGCTCTCCGTCGACTCCGGCGCGTGCGACGGCGGCCGAGGAACGCAGCACCGCGTGGTCGTGCTCGTCCAGGGTGTCGGCGCATACGAGGTCGATGACCTGGATCACCGGGTGCGGGCTGCCGGCGCGCTGATGCCGGGCGTTGCGCTGGGAATACCGGCCGAGCCCGGCGGGCAGGTCGTAGTTGATCACGAAGCTGGCCGTGGGCAGGTCAAGTCCCGCGCCGCCCGCGTCCGTCGCCAACAGCAGCCGGCACTCCGGGTCGGTGGCGAACGCGGCCGTGGAACGCTCGCGCATGTTCGCGTTCATCCCGCCGTCGAATCGCGTCGGCCCGTACCGCTTGAGAGCGTCGGCCAGCAGCGGCAGCATCGTGGCGTAGGAGGAGAAGACCACGCCCTTGGCCGCCGGGTCGACGAGCAGTTCGGCGAGCAGCTCCTGGAGCTCGTCGAGCTTGGGCGTGCCCAGCTTGGCGTAGAGCAGCCCGGCGTGCATGAGCGTGTGGGCGTAGGCGCTGCCCGGGTCGGTGGCGCGCTCCTTGCGGCCGTAGTTACGGGCGCTGATACGCACGAGCTCCGGATGGTCCAGCAGCATCCGGGTCACCGTGCGCGCGGACATCGCCCGGCCCAGGGCACTGTCGCCGCCCGACGCTCCGCCGTCGGCGCTGTAGAGGGCCTCGACGTCCATGGCGCTGGCCCCGCACTCCTCCAGCAGCGCCGCGAGGTCGGAGGTCACCCTCGCGTACAGGCGCTGGGTGTCCTCGTCCAGGATCACCCGGTGCGCGACGTACTCGACCTTCGGCATGTGCGCCGCGACGTCCGGGTCCGTGGCGATCTTGCGCGCCATCGCGTTGCGCAGAGTCGTGTGGAGCGTGTCGAGGTGCTTGTAGAAGGCGACCCCGCCGAAGCGGTTGCGCGAGATGTAGGCCTTGTCGAACAGATCCCACCTGCCCAGGACGCTCGGGTCGACCCACTGCATGATCGAGTAGATCTCCTCGGGCCGACCGTTGTCCATCGGCGTGCCCGTCAAGGCGTACCGGTACCGGGGCCTGAGCTTCTTGACCGCCTTGGTGCGCGCCGAGCCCGGATGCTTGATCATCTGGGCTTCGTCGATCACGACGATGTCCGGGTCGAGCGCGAGGATCTCCTCGGTGTTGCGGGTCAGCGTCTCGTAGGAGCAGATCATGTAGTCGGGCCGAGCCGCCTTGACGTGCGCGTAGTCGGTGTCCGCGTCGAGCAGCACGCAGTGGTCCTCGGCTGGCACCACCAGTTCGGCCGCGCCCCGGCGCAGGCTGACTCCGCGCCGGCCGGTGTCGGTGCACATCGCGATCCTGTTGGCCCACTGCCAGCGCAGGGAGGCGGGCACCACCAGCAGCGCGGTCGCGGCCTGATCGCTTCCGAACAGCGCCTCGCACGCGGCCAACGCCATGATCGTCTTCCCGGTCCCCATCCCGTACCCGAGCAGCAGCGAGCCGCGCACCACCATGCGGTCAACGTCCTGCTCCTGGAACGGGTGCAGCGCCAGTGTCAGCATGTCGGGCCGACTTCCTCATCGCCGGTCCAACCGTCCGAGTAATCCGGGTGCCGGTGCCTTTCGGCGCCGCGCTCGGCTTCGGTGTGTCCGACGTCGAGCACACAGCGGTAGACCAGCCCTTGCAGCGACGGGTAGAACCGGTTGCTGACCCACGGGCGGATCGTAGACGGGCACCTTTCGGCGGCTGGCTCCTCCCAGTCGCCTTCCGGCGCACCCGTGGTGGGCCAGCTGGCTCCGCACATCGGGCAGTAGAAGCCGGATTCGAGCAGGCATTCCTCGCCGCAGATCGAGCAGGGCGGGTACGGGAAGTCGAGCGGGGGCGGCAGCGGGCGCTTGTCGCTCAGTGGCGCGGGCTCAAGCATCGGGGGTGTCCCCGAAGCGGCGGTCCAGCTCGCTGAACCGGTCATGGAACAGGTCGAACAGGGCGTCGTTCGCCTCGGCCATCCGGCGCCACAGTTCGCGGCGCCGCTCCGCGTTCGACTCCGCCCAGCCCGAGATCAGCTGATTGACAGCCGTGGTGTGGATGCGTACGGCGCGGGTGTCCTCGTCGGCGGACTGCTGGACGGGCGTGAAGGGGTGTGCCATGTCAGCTCCTGGTTGTGATGTCGTGGAAGGCGCGCTGTAGACGGCTGGTGGCGTGGGCGATCCCGGCGGTGACCTCGTTGTCTTCGAGCTCGCCGGGGTCCTTGCGCGTGCCTGCGGGGTAGGCGAACCGGCGCACCGGTAGGAGCCCGGCGACGGCCGCTTCGATCTCCTCGTTGGCGAGGCGTCCGGCGGCGTCGTTGTCCATGGCGAGCACGAGCTCGTCGGCGATGGACAGCAGCAGCCTGATCTGATGGTCGGTGACCTGCGAGCCGAAGGTGGCCAGCGCCCCGTCCTCGCCGGCGCACCAGATCCGGGCGGTGTCCAGCGGGGATTCGACGGGGATCGCGCGGGTACCGGTGTATGCGCCGATCCCGAACAGCGTCAGCCCCTTGCGCACCCCGCGCGGGACGTTGCGCACGTAGCCCTGCCGCTTGAGCTGGTAGCCCATCAGCTCGAATGTCACAGGGTGACGGATCGGAAAGACCCAGGCGTCGCCGGACCACAGGATCTCGAAGCGGGCGGCGGCGTCCTGGTCGATGCGCCGCTTGGCCAGCTCCCTGGGCGGCGGGAGCGTGAAGCCCTCCAGGTCGACGGCCGGGCCGCGAAGCCGCGGTGCGGCCGGGATCTTCGTGCGCAGCCGGGCGAGTGCGGCGCTGGCAGCGCCGGGCGCGGCCAGCACGCCACTGGCAGCGGCGTAGTCGAGGCCGAGCACCTGCTGGGTGAGGGAGACGACGTCGCCAGAGAAGCCGCAGGAGAAGCAGTTGTGCAGTCCGGACTTGACGTTGATCGACCAGGAGGGGGAGGAGTCGGCGTGCCCGGTGCGCGCGAGGTGCCCGGGGCAGCGCGCCCACGCCTCTCCCGCTTCCTCCTGGTAGTCGATGCCGAGGACCCCGAGGGCGTAGAGGACGTCGAAGACGCTGCTACCAGCCACTGCCGTCCTCCAGGTCGGTGAACGGGTTGTCGTCCTTCTCCTGGTAGGTGCCTGTGGACCAGTCCCACTCGACGAACACTTCAAGGTTCGGCGAGTTGCGGGACGCGACGATCTTCAGCTTCTTGATCTCGTCGATCTCGGTGGACTCCACGGCGATCACGACGTCGGAGTCCTGCGCGAACGAGCTGGAGTATCCGATGGACGCGGAGGTGATCCCGGCCTTGCGGTCGACCTTCCACGCCAACGCCTGAGTGCTGATGCACACCGGGATTCCCCGGGACTGCGCCAACCTCTTGAGCGATCTGGTGATGTTGGTCAGGCCCTGCGCGGTGTTGACCTCGCCGCTGATCTCATCCTTGATCATGTAAGCGCCGTCGATGTAGAGCACATCGGGGTTCAGCGTCTCGACGCGCTCGGCGATTTGGGAGACCGTCGTGAGCGACCCCATCCCGGTCACCAGGTAGAACGGGCTCATCGTCGACAGCTCGTTGATCGAGCGCTCCAGCTTGCGCCAGTCCATGACGTTGAGCTCGCCGGCCCTAAGCCGCCTGGTGTCGACCCCGGCGCGCCAGGCGTCGATCCTCTCGGCGATCTCATCGTTGCTCATCTCGAACCCGAAGATCATCGGGACGAATTCGAGGCCGTGGTCGTAGGAGTACTGGTGGGCGTACTTCGCCATGTTGATCAACAAGGTGGTCTTGCCGCCCTTGGGCAGGCCGATCAGGGTGACCAGCTGGCCGGGCTGGAGCCCGAGGGTGGCGCGGTCCACAGCTGGAAACCCCGTGGGTATCCCACGCAGCCCGTCGTCGGACGCCTCGAACGCCTTGTACCTCTCCAGCCGCGCGCGGTCGGTGGCCGTAAGCTCCAGCGTGTGGCCGGTGACGGCGGCGGACTCGGCCTCGGCGAGGGACTGCGCGACCAGTGCCTTGGCGCCGGCGGTGTCCCCGTCGTCCAGGGCGGCGGCGGCCTGCGCGAGCCCTGATTCGAGCAGCCGGCTCACGTGCGCGTGCAACACCTTGTCGAGGTAGACCTCGATCGGCTCGGGCGGCTCGGTGAGATCCAGTTCGGCGAACCGCTCGTCCTCGCCCAGGGTGCTCGCGGCGGGCACCACCCCGTACCGCGCATGGTGCGCGGCGGCCTCGCGGAACAGGTGGCGGGCCGGGGACTGGATGAAGTGGCCCTCCTCGATCCCGCGCTCCATCAGCGCCGTCAGGTCGCGCCCAGCGAGCACGGCCCGCATCAGCAGGAGCTCTGCGTTCATCGGGCCCTGCGGTGGTCGCGTCCGGTCATGGCGACCGGGGGGAACGCCTCGCGTACGAAAGAGTCGAACGCCGGGCCGTGCAGCGTGCGCCACTCCTCGGGGGACAGGTTCGTGGTGATGATCGTGGGGCACGCCCGCCGGTGACGGTGGCGCAGCAGCCTGCGCAGCTCGTCGCGCGCGGCGTCCGTGGTCGTCAGGTGCTCGGCGCCGAAGTCGTCGAGCACCAGGAGCGAGGCCTTCTGGACGTTCGCGATGTCCTTGCGGATGGCCTCGGCCCCGGAGGCGTCGTTGCGCACCGCGTGCTGCCCGGTGAACGCCGCGATGTAGTCGGCGGCCGGCGCGAAGAAGATCGAGTTGTTGTAGTTGAGCACGATCTCGGTCGCTATCGCGCAGGCCAAGGTGGTCTTGCCTCGCCCCGGCGGGCCTATGAGGGACAGGCCCGCGCCGAACAGGCCGCGGTCCTCGGGGTAGCTGGAGGTGGCGAGCGTGTCGGGGATGTACCGCTGCTCCCAGGTCGCGACGAAGCCTTCGGCGGCCTCGCGGATCTCCTCGGGCAGCTCGCCCATCTCGGTCAGGGTGCGGCCCCGGTGCTTGCGCGGGATGCGGGCCTCGCGCCAGTGCAGGTCGGCGATCGTGGGGTCCATGTCAGTGCTCCGGTTCTGGGGTTACGCGGCCTGGAAGGCGGCGAAGGCATTGCGGTACGCGGCGTTCTCCGCGTCCTCGGCGGCCTGGTCGAAGGCAGGGGTCTGATATGTGCCGGGGTCGGCTTCCATTCGGCGGCCGGATTCGTCGCGGCGCACGAGCTGGAGCAGCTGGCGGCGGCGGTAGAGGAAGTCGCGCCAGGGCGGGGCGTCGGAGTTGCGCAGCCCGGGGACGGTGACGAACAGGTGGATCATGGAGCGGATCTCGGCCACGCTGACGTCGTCGGATCTAAGGGCCTTGAAGTGCGCGGCCAGGGCCTTGAGGTTGGCCTCCATCGGCAGCGACCCGGGAACCTGCCGCCACGCGTCGCGGAACTCGCGGGCCAGGTTCATGTTGTTCGCCTCGGCCGGGGACACGGCGGTGGGCGCCGGGGAGTCCCACAGCCCCAGGGAGCGGGCCGGGTCGAGCATGTCGTCCGGGTCCGTCTGCGTCCTTCGGCGTACCGCCGCTCGCGGCGGTGAAGTCTCCTTCTCGTTCTCTGGGTCTCTATATAGCTGCGACCTCACCGCTGATGGCACCCTGCCATCACTGAAGATGCCCGGGGGTGTCCGTTCAACCAGGTCGCGGGCCATGTAAGAGGTCTGCTTCGGGCCGGGTTCCGGCGTCGGCGCGAACGCGTCCTGCGGGTCCTCGTCCTCCGGCAGCTCGGGGATGCGGTGGATGCGGTAGAGGTTGCCTGCGCCGGCCGCTCGGCGGTGCACCGTGATCCACCCGGTCTCCCGCAGCTCCCGCACAGCGCGTTCGATCGTCGGCTTGGAGCAGCCCAGATCCTTCGCGAGCGTCGCCTGGCTCGGCCACGCCTCGTCACGGGTGTTCGCGTACCGGGTCAGCACGCAGTACAGGCGTACCGCTCGGTCGCTCACCGCGTGATCGGCGACCATGGCACGCGGCGCCATGGCGAACGACCCGCTCTTGCGCTGCAGGGGCATCTAGCCCTCCCAGTCCAGGTAGCCGGACCCGGTGAGCTCGGTGATCCACCGGGCGGCCAGGACCGGGTCATCGCCCGTGAGGGCCGTGATCTCCGCGACGTTCGGATTGCGGGAGAGCACGACCCCGAGCAGGGCCACCCCCCGTGCCCCCGCGCTCAGGCCGGGGCAGGCGAGGATCTCCTCACCCGTCAGCCCCACCCATCGGCCCCCATCGGCCTCGACGGTGATGGGGGCGCGCTCCTCCGGGCTCGTCATGCGGCCGGGACTTCCCGGATCTCAACGTCCTTGCGCGGGCGTCCACGTCCGACGGGCTTCCACGTCTGGTCGGACGGGTCGAGCCACTCGCGCCGCGTCTTGTTGGGGGTGGGCAGCAGCACCGTCGATGCGGGCTCGACGTCGAGCATGGGCGGCGCAGCCGCCTGCTCGGGCTCGAAGGACTGCGCCTCGTCGACGACAGCCAGGTCCGCCGCAGCGCCGAGCCATCCGCGCTCCCGCGCCTTCTTGATCTGCCCGCGCTGGCGCTCCGCGAGCTCGGCGAGCTCCATGAGCGTCCCGGCGAAGGCCATGGCCGTCTCGTAGAACCAGCGCCCCTGCTCGTCGATCATGTCGAGCAGGTCGCCGATCGGCCAGTCGGTGTTCTCCACGCTGGCCGTGATCACATGCGAGACGGGCTCGCCGGCCACCTGCCGGGGCTCAGGATTCGCCGCCGCCTCGACCGGTGCCTGCGCGGCGGCCTGCAGGGGCAGCAGGGCGTCGCCCAGGACCAGGACGTCGACGCCGTCGTGCACGAGAGAGAGCAGCCGCTCGGTCTCCTCGTCCGGGCCCTCGTCGCCGATCATGAGGATCAGGGCTGCGGAGTCCTGGTCGGCCGCGACGTTCAGCGCGGAGGCGATGTAGCTCTCGACGTCGCGCGAGGCCTGGATCTCCTCGCCCTCCTCCGGCTTGCGGGGTTCGCCGTCGGTGCGCTTGACGACGGTGGTGTAGGGCAGGTCGGCTCGGGCGGTCCAGGCGACGATCTCGGCGACGGCGTAGGCGTGCTCGGGCCAGCCGGAGACTAGGACGTCGACTTGCTCGGACTCCTCGGGCGGCGCGTAGTAGCCCTCTTCGTCCGGCTGGCCGTAGCCGAGCCAGTCGCACAGGGCGTCGGCGACGAGCTTGTACTCGCAGACTTTCTCGCCGTAAAACGCGATGGTGATAGCCACGAAATCCTCCAGGTGAAGCGGGCGGTGCCTCGAAACTACGAGGCACCGGCGCCATATCACAAGGCTGAATATCCGGTATCTGCTATGTGTGACCGGAGATAGCTGCTATATGCGAATAGCTGCTATCCCCGAGGTCCGCAGGTCACTGCTTCGAGGTTGCTGACGCCGCGTTGGAAACCACCGCGTCCACGGCCTTGGTCACACCCGGGGCGTCCTTGATGATCACGTTCTCCAGCTTCGCCAGCGCGCCGGTGGGCTTCCAGGTACCGGCCGACAGGGCTGCGGCGACGGCGAACGCGGTGACCGCGTTGGCGATCATGTTCGGGAGGGTCGCGCCCGAGTGCAGCAGCCCGGTGCCCAGGCCCGTCAGGGCGGACAGGGCGGCGAGGATCAGCTGCTTGGCCCACTCGGGCCAGGATGCCTTGGTCGCGGTGGTGGTCAGCAGCGGTAGCACCGAGCCGACGATCAGGGAGATGACTGAGACGCGGTCCACGAAGTAGTCCTTCGGGTCGCTGCGCCGAATATGCTACGAATCGGGTTGTGCGAGAAGGATCTGGTAGGGGACGCCTATCGGCAGCGACTGCTCTACCAGCTCATTTATACGGTATTGCAGAATACGAAGCCCTTGGTAATAGTGACTGCGCGATTCGAACGCCGTGCCCTCCCACAGGTAGTCGGGGCTCGGCAGGGAGGCGTCGAAATACTCCCCGAGCAGCGAGGACTGCTCGACCAGGACGTCATCGACCCACCACGAGACGTCGCGGGCGTTGGTGGTCCAGTCGGTGGGGTTGATGGCGAGCAGCATCTCGATGGCGCCGGAGGATTCCGGCGGGATCGTCGTGGTGACCGACAGGCGGTACCAGCCGTTGGCGTCCGGCATGAGGCCGAGGGTGGAGGTGCCGGGGACGTAGATGCCGCCGTCGCCGCCTCCGATGATCGCCTGCAGGTTGATGTTCGGCGACTGCGGGCCTGGGAGCACGTAGCAGGACAGGGTGAAGGTCTCCCCGGACCTGCCGGTGGTGATCCCGCCGGCGGACCCGGTGGTCTGGGACAGGGTGCCCATCTGCGGGTACATGGCGCCTGCGCCGTAGGTGGCCGTGAGCTTGGCCGCCCCGGGCACGGACCGGCCGACGGCGGGCTCCCATGACAGGGGCGATGACCCGGTGCCGCCCTGCCCCCACCAGCCGTAGGTCGAGGTGGTGAACCCGGGGTTGTTGGCGTAGTTGACCCGGTTCGCCTTCACCACGATGTTCTGCTGGCGAGCTGGAACGAACGTGGTCGGCGCGAGCGTCTGCGCCGGTTGAGTGCTCCACAGCCTGTGGACATCCGCGTATGCGATCTCCCCGTCCCCCGGCGTGAGAGGGGTGACGACCGGGACGACGGCGGCCCATACGGCGGCGCCGTTGCCGCCGGAGGCCACTGGCGCGATCCCCGTGACGCTCGCGGGCTGCCATGCGAACCCTCCCGGGTGCGTCACGGCCGCCGAGGTCGTGGGGGTCAGCAGGTCGAAGTTGCCGTCGTACCAGTTGAGCTGCACCTGCCACTGCGCGCCGGTCCGCTCGATCGCGAGGTTGACCGATCCGCTGTAGTGGGTGCCCGCGACCACCGGGGCCATCGCGGCGGGCAGCGCGCCCGGCGCGTAGGTCGCGAACCCCTGCGGGGTGTTGACGAACTTCCCGGACCACAGCCCGGACAGGGCCCGGTCCTGTGACCGGGTGATCGAGGCGCCCCACGTGGTGGCCCCAGACACCGTCGTCGAGTACTGCTGGTAGACCAGGTTGTCGCGGTAATCCTGCGCGTCGGGCGGCAGCAGGTTCGCGGCCTCGGTGCGTTCGAGCTGCACCTGCGTGAGCGCGGTGGACTGGTTGATGCCGCTGTGCTGCCCTTGGACCCAGCTGCCGCGCACCGACCCGTACGCGGCGCTGTTCCACAGCGTGCCGAGCGCGGTGTCGTACTCGGCCGGGGTGGTCGCGGTGATCGAGACGCGGCCTCCGGTGGCCACGGGCGCGACGTCGGCGAGCACGCAGCTGACCGCCGGGTCGGGCAGCACGGTCGGCCACGCCCCGAAGTCAGCCATCGCCCCGAGCGGCACGTAGGTGACGCACACAGCGCTGCCGGAGGTCTGGCTGGCGCCGTACGCGGCGATGTCGACCGGTACGTTGTTGGCCGGGTCCTGCGCGTTGCCGACCGACGTGCTCTGCCCGGAAGCGGTCAGGTTCATCTCACCACGTCCAATCCACCAGGCCGTGTGTGGTCGCGGTCTGGTTGAAGCTGTTGGTGATGGTGGCGATCAGGGTGGGCGCGGCCGAGTTGCCCGGGTACGCGTAGAGGCTGATGGTCGCCCCGGACAACTGGACGAACGCGCGGGTGCCGACGGGCAGGCGGGTGTAGCTCATCTGGTTGGTGAGCGTCCCGCCGTTGTAGCTCACGATCTGGTCGCGCATGACGGCCCAGAAGTGGGTCGCGTCGCTGTAGCGGAACACGATGCCGACGTCGCGCACGGCCTTGTTCGCGACGTCGGTGACCCACGTGGTTCCGACGCAGCCGTCCGAGAACGAGCTGGCCACTGTCAGCAGTTTGATGTGCTGGCTGCCGGCGTAGGCGGGGTTCGCGAAGCACGCGCCTGCACTGACCTGCCAGAACCCGCTCGGGTTCGCGCTCCAGGTGGCGCCCCCGGCGTCCAGGTAGGCGCCGTTCAGCTCGACCACCGGTTCTGCCAGGCGCGCGTAGAGGGGGAGTGAGGCGGTCATGGTGCCGGAGGAGTTCATCATCGTCGCGAACGCGATCGGCTCCCCGTTCGCGTCGTACCAGGTGATCCCCGGATATAGGAGGCTGACGGTGCCGGTGGGGAAGTACCCGCCGGTCGTCGGGGTGTAGAAGCTCCCGGTGAACGGCGACCCTGCCGCCCCCGCGTACTCCCAGGCGCTGTTCGACCCGGGGCTCGCCGGCGGCGCGATGAACTGCGTCGGCGCGGGCGCGACGTACCGGCTGCCCGCGTAGGTCACCTCCTGGCCCTCCGCGTAGGCGGCGTGCGGGTCCCACGGAGCGGGGCCGTGCAGTGGAACGCAGGACTGCGCGATCAGCTCCCTGTCATATGGCGAGCCGTAGGAGCTGCGCGTCCACACGCCCGGCGCGGGAGGCGCGACCCCGCTCGTCGCGGCCAGCGCCGCGTACTGCAGCCCCCCGGAGGTGACGATGTTGCCCGCCACGTATGCGGTGGCCGGGTTGTACGCCGCGATGCTCGGATGCTCGGCGCTGGAGACGACGTACGTGGAGCCGCTGGTCAGGCTCCCCGGGGTCGTGGCGAGCCAGTTCGAGCTCGCGATCTCCAGGCCCGTGTTCGGCCCGAAGTAGAACACCTCCATGCCCGGCACGCCGTTCCAGGTGGAGACACCGCCGGTGATCGGGTTCGCGTACTCGGTGACCGGCGTGGTGCCGGGGGAGGCGACCTGCCACTGGACCCCGTTGGTCGCGGCGGAGTTCGGCGCGGTCGTCGACGGCGGGTACCGGGTGAACACACCGGTGAGACTGAAGACCTCCGCAACGATGTCGTAGCCGGTGGACGAGGAGTTCTTCGTGGTCGAGGCGAGCGAGAGCGTGTGGGAGCCCGCGGTGAGGTACGCCAGGTAGGTGTAGATCTGGGTGGTGCCGGTCGCCGAGGCGTAGGTGTCCACGTTCGGGACGTAGCCGGTCGGAGTGCCCCACCCGACAGGGGTGATGAACAGCGGCAGCACGGAGGCGTGCGGCAGCAACTGCTGGGCCACCCCGTCGACCGTGAGCGCGACGATGCCGCCGGTGGGCCGCTGCTCGAAGACGAGGCCGAGCTCGTAGACGCCCGCGACCGGGACGGTGACCGGCAGCGCGAGGGTGGACGGAGCCGAGGAGACCTCCCCGATGTTCGACCCGATGCCGGTCAGCGTGCTCGCGGCGTTCGGTGTCGCGGTGAACGAGGCTGCGGCGACCTGCGTCGCATCGAGCGCATAGGTCGAGCACACGTACCGCACGCCCTGGTAGGTCACCAGTTCGCCGATCGCGTAGGACTCGTCCGACTGCCAGTCCGGGTACACCGGGAACGGGAAATCACTCTGATCGCGCGAGAGCATCAGGTTCGCGCCGGTGGTGACCTGCGCCCGGAGCCCAGTCGTCGCGGCGATCATCGCCGCCAGGCCCTCGACGGTGCCCTTGCCCCGGGCGAGGGTGGCCGCGTCCCTGGTGCGCAGCCGCTGGTAGCGCGGGGAGGAGGCGGCCTCCGTCGAGATCCCGAGCATCTCGCTGATCTGCAGCAGCCGGTCCCAGCGAGTGGTCTCCGGCGTGTAGAGCAGGTACATGTCGTCGAGCTCGCTCGCGGTGATCTCGAATCCGAACGCCAGGACCCCGAGGAACTCCGAGAGGTCGTCGTTGATCTCGCTCGCGTCCGTCGAGAGGACCGGCAGCGCCTTGTACGCCCCGGGGATCAGGGAGTACATCAGCGCGCTGTACCCGTGATCGGCCACTGACATGGTGCCGACTGCGCCCGCCGGCTGCCAGATCGCCGTCTCGTCCGTCGCGGACCAGTACGACGAGCCCGCCCCCGGCGCGGTGCCGGGCAGGGCGAGCTGCACGCAGATCCAGTTCGACGCGCTGTAGGACACCCGGTCCCCGACCTGGTAGGTCAGTGCCGCCTCCCACGTGGGCAGCGGCGTCGCCGCGAACATGCCGTAGTACCAGTAGCCCGGCGTCAGATCGATGTCGTCGAAGCTGGTGGACGCCTGGGTCGAGGACCAGGTGCCGAGCTGCTGGCCGTCCGTCGGGGAGACCGGGGAGCCGTAGCGCGAGCGCACCAGGACGAGGGTGGTCCAGATGTTCGGGGACGGCGCGGACCAGGTGACCCGCACCCGCCCGAACCCGAGCTGCGTGGCGGTGAGGTTGCCGACCGCGTAATCGATCAGCAGCGGGCCGCCGTAGAACGACTTGCCGTAGTAGTCGACGCCGTATGTAGCCATATCGTCAGTCGACTCCGGGGATGGACTTGTCGAAGTCGACGCTCATAGTCACCGACGCGGACGGCATCGCCCCATACCACTGCTCGGCCTTGAGCTGCAGCTGCATCCCGCTGGTCAGCGTGCCGGTCCAGTCCAGGCACGGCTGGAAGGGCGAGACGGGGTAGCCCACCGGCGGGTTGCCGCCGGACAGGGCCAGGGGATACCACCGGCGTTCGTCGTAGTTGGCGGCGACCTGCACCCCGTTGATGTACAGCGTCAGCATCAGGCGCTGGAACGCGATGGGGATCGGCAGCACGCCCAGGTGGTTGTTCGTGGTCTGCGCCGCGTTCAGGTTGGGCCAGTCGACCGGGGAGTTGCCCATCGCGCGAATCTTCCACCGCCCGCCCAGGGGGATGGAGATGACCGAGGCGCCGGCGATGAACATGTCACCGATGTCGGTCGACGAGCTCGTCCAGATCACCGGTGCGGGCCCCAGATCCGGCAGGATGGTGCGGATCCCCGGGAACACGGATCCCGTGACCGTCAACGCCGGCGTGGCCCACCCGACCTTGCTCGCCGCGAGGATCGTGTTGATCTCAGACTGCTGGTTCGCGAGCGACGCCTCGTGCGAGTCCAGGCGCGCCCCGACGGTCTTGTACGTCGTGGCCGCCGCACCGGCGGCCTTGTACACGTGCGGGTTGGTGCCCAGGGTCTGCTCGATCGCGCCGACCTCGTCTTGCAGCTCGTTGACGTCCTGCGCGTCGACGAGCTCGGTGTAGTCCATCTTCTCGGTGTACGCGCGCACCGCCACCGGGTAGATCGCCGCCATCAGCTGCCTCCGGACGCGTTGATGATGATCGTGCCGGGCGTCGGCAGCTCCCACGCCCGGAAGTACTGGTCATAGTTCGAGGTCTGCGCCATGTCGGAGCGCGCGAACACGGGGATCGAGACCATCGAGACTCCCGGAACCTGGTCGATCGTCGAGTAGACGGCCGAGAGCGGGATGACCATGCCGAGGTCGGTCGCGGCGGGCGACAGCATGAGCTGCAGCGCCTGGGTCACCGCGGTCTGTACGCTCGCCCGGTCGAACGTCGGCTGCACCGTGAGCAGCACCGGGCTACTGGCAGAGCCGATGTTCACCGGTATCGCCGTCCCGGCCGCCACCGTCACCGTCGACCCGGCCGCGCCCTGGGAGGCGACGAGCACCTGCGCCTGCGCGATCAGGGTGGCCGTGGGGGTCTGCGCGGCTGCGGCCATCACGTACACGGTGACCGCGCCCATCGCTCCGGCCGAGGCGCTGGCCTTGTCGATCGCGGGGATCGCGAGCGCCGCGTCCGCGTAGTCCTGCGCGGTGATGCACCGCGACTGCACACGCCACGCCCGGGGGGCATTGGTGCGTATCGACGCGAGCGACTCCGCGTCCGCGCCGCCGGTCGCGGCGAGCGAGGAGGCGACCGACACGCCGGTGACGGCGGTCGAGATGTCGATCAGAGTGTTGGCGCCGACGTTGCCGTAGGATCCGCCGCCGGTCCTGTACGCGGCGCTGACCACGCACCCGGACGGGGGTATCGCACCGTTGACGTCGTCGCCGAAGCTGAGCACGGTGGCGCCGGCCGCGTCGGTCGCGGCGGAGTACACGGTGTCGCTCGGTCCTGCGTCCAGCACCGAGGGGACCTGGGTCCACAGCACGGCGCCGGACGGCAGCTGCACGAGCACGTTGAGCGTGCCGATCAGCAGGGGAGCGGTGGGCAGGGTGAACTGCTGCTCGGCCGAGCCGTCGGAGGTGCCGAGGTTGACGACCATGTAGCTGGTGCCGTTCGCCGCCGTCAGGGCCGTGGTTCCGGCCGTCACCCCCTGTGTGACGGCCGCGTTCACGCTCCCGCCTGCGGGCGGGACGCTCACGGCCGCGTCCAGCTCGAATTGGATGACCCCGTCGAGGATTGCTTGGAACGCGGTGATCACGCCGGTCCCGGCCGGCACGGTGATCGCGTCGAGGGTGGTGGGGTCCGAGACGAGGGTGACGGTGGTGGTGGCCGCGAGCGCGGGCGCCGGGGTGTACCCGAGGAGCGCCGCGAGCTGCACGACGGACTGCGGGAGGGTCGCGGTCGAGAGGTACGCCTCGGCGCTGATCCGGTCCTCGTAGTAGGACAGCACGTCCCCGACGTACGAGACCATGTTCAGCATGAGCATCCCGAAGTCGCCGGTCTGCTGCGTCGTCCAAGACGGCATGGCCACCGACGCGTACGCGAGCAGGGCGGATTCGAAGCCTGCGAAGTCTTTCGCGGTGTAGTCGATCACCGGCTGGGCCACGGAGCACCTCCGCTACCAGCCTATGGAAATACACTTATGACGTGGTAATGACGGTTCCGTCGGCGCGGACCACGACGCCGGAGGTGGTCGACGTCGTACCCTGCGACGACGCGGCCACCGCTGTGGCGACGATCCGCGCGACACCGGTGGACGCGGCGTTCGACACCGGCACGATCCCGGTCAGCACCGCCCCCGGCTCGTACACCTTCATCGCGTCACCGAGCGCGAGCGCGAGCTGCTGGGTCGCGGCCGGATTCCCGAGGGAGAACAGCAGGCTCGCAGTATCGACTCCGAACTGAACCTGCATCACCCGCTCCCCCGGCTGCGTGGACGCCAGCGCGGTCACCCGGTCCGAGAGCTGCTGGACCCCGGACTGGGTCGTCGCCACAGCGCCCGACTCGTCGATCGCGAACGGGATTGCCATCGCGGCAGTAGCCATCTCGGGACTCCTTAGAAATCGGCCGCGTAGGTCAGCGCGGCCAGGGACAGGTACGTGACACCGGTGTACGTCCACGGCCCGCCGTACACGGAGACGTTCGCGCCGCTGACCCGCAGCACCGCAAATGTGGTGCCGGTGATCCCGCCCGGCAGGAGCCCCACGGGGATCGAGGAGGTCAGCGCGGCCTGCAGGGCTGCGGGCAGCGTGAGCACGGAGGACCCGTTGTTGATCGTCGTCGAACTGCCGGCGTTCGGGGTGTCGAGCTCGCCTTGATACTGCACAGCCCCGGCAGGCCCGAGCCGGTACTGCGCGGTGTACGCGTTCCAGCCGGCGGCCACCCATCCCGAGGGGATCGGCGTCCAGGTGCTCCACCCGGCCGCCGGGACGTACACGGGCAGAGATACCTCCCCGGACTCGTACAGCACCCACACCGCGCTGCCCGGGGCCGGAGGCGTGGCGGCGCCGCGCTGCAGCGGGCTCGCCCATACCGCAGCGGGCCCGGTCGCCTGCGGGACGGTGACCTTCACGCGTTCGAGGTTCAGGGGGTCTGCTGCCGTGACCACCGTGCCGCGCAGGATCGAGGGAATCACGGCGCCGCCGTCCCGGGAGAGATCCAGCTGCCCGAGACCAGGCTCATCGCGCCCGCGCGGTCCAGCGGCGGGGTGGGCGCGGTGACGTCGAGGTCCGCGTACTGATCGCGCCCGAGGTCCAGGTACGCGTAGTAGGTCGCGGTGGCCTGGCCGAGGGAGGACAGGGTCAGGGCGTGGGTGGCGCAGCTGATCCGCCAGCGCCCCTGATCGGCCGCGGTCACCCCGTCGCCGCCGAGCACGACCGTGCGCCCGGGGCGCAGCGTCGAGCTCCCGTCGACCGTGGCGTTGGCGTACACCCAGTACCTGCTGCCCGCAGCCTCCGCTGCGGCGTTGTCCGCCGCGTCCGCGTAGGACTGCGCGCTCCCGCACGCGATCTTGCTGAACGTCGGCGCGCCCGTGGTGCCGTCGGCTCCGACGATCCCGGGCGCGAGGTTCACGGCCGCCGCCGTCCCCGAGGAGGGGCGCACCGCGTACGAGGTGATCGCGGCCACCGTGCTGCCCGAGGGATCCGACTGCCCGGATGCAGGGTCGAACTCGATCAGCGAGTCCCAGATCCCGGACTGCAGGGCCCTGCTGAACGTCGGCGGCGTGATGGACGTGGGGGTCAGGTCGGTCCCGGCGTCGGCGAACGTGATCCGGTCGACGTCCGCGTTCAGGCGGTAGCCGATCTTCTCCGCGAGTTGGGTGAGCCACGCGAAATCCGACAGGCTTCCTTGTGCGAGGGCGGGCCAGATGCGCGGGTGCGGCTGCACGTACGCCGCGAGGCCGTAGTCCGCGATCACGCTGCGCGCCGCCGCCGACGCGCTGACCCCGGTGTAGGCGCGCGAGCGCGCGGACTGCATCGGCCGGCTGATTCCGGTCAGCGTGTAGACCACGGGCACCACCGGAGCCTGCGGGTTCGCGATCTGCGCCTTGGTGGATTGGACTTGGCGGGAGGAGACGTACCCGTACCAGATCGAGGTGTCCGCCAGGGAGCTGCCCCACGCGAATTTCACCGGCGTGCCCTCGGGCAGCACGAGGCTCGCCGGTACGTTCGCGTCCAGCGCCCGCCGATCGCGGGCGAGCGGGGTGAGCACGGTGAGGGTCGCGATCTGGTGCTCGCCCTCTGCCATCCTGATCTGCACGGCGATCGGCAGGGTGTGACGGTCCATCGAGGGGGTCAGGACCGTCAGGCGCGGCAGCGCCGCCGGGCTAGGCAACGGGGATCCTGATGACGGTGCCGACCGGCACGGACAGCCAGTTGATCACTTCGGGGTTGGCGTCCGCGATCAGCCACCAGGACTGTTCGGACCCGTAGGTGCGGTAGGCGACGATGTCCAGCCGGTCCGTCATTCGCCAGGTGTAGTAGCGCACCTGGTAGGCCTTGTCGGCGGGCAGCGCGGGCAGGATCGTCTGCCGGGTCACGCCGTCGGCGTCCGTGACCGGCGTGATCACGCGGCCCGCGTAGCGGGAGTTAGCGCTCACCGTCATCGATCCACACTCTTTCGTCTCTAGGACTGCGTCGGCAGCAGCGTGATCTCCAGGTCCACCTCGGCGCGCATCGGCACCATCGCCTGTGTGAAATGTGTGTATGTAACACCGATGGAATCAATATATCCATACCAGAACGGCGTGTTGCTGACCATGTTCGCGCCCAGCATCACGTAGCACGGCACCTGCTGCATCGGGCCTGTGACGGTGGTCGTCGACGTCGTCGCGGTCTGACTGCCGACCGCGTCGTTCGTCCACGTCACGTTGGGGATCGGCTGCGTCATCCCCGCCACCCGATACAACGCGTTGACATCCGCGATGGCGCCGATCAGCCGGGGGTCCTCGTTCTGCGCGATGGACACGCCCTCGGGCGCCTCGCCCACGTTCATCAGGTACCCGAGCGGCGAGTACGCGGTGTAGTAGTTGTTCGACAGCACCGCCGTGTTGACCTCGTACGTCCTGTCGTAAAATAGGCTGATATCAATGGTCGATGCAAGACCGATCACGTACACGCCGGTGTCCGCCGTCAGCCGCCGGTACTGCGGCAACACCAGCGAGCTGTTGCTGTCGATGCCGTGCTGCAACGTCACGAGCGAGGGATTGAACAGGAATGCCGCGCCGAACAGGGCGCCGTCCGAGGTCGCCTGGGATTGGGCTTGGACGATGAATCCGTGCGCCAGTCCCGACTCCGGCTCGTAGCCGAACCCGTTGCCGTGCTTGATCTGCGTGGTGATCGGGCCGCCCAGCAGCGCTTGCTTGTTGATGCGCGGATCGAATGCAAGCTGCGTATATACGGTCTTGGTGACACCGCCGCCCGGGGTGACCGTCGCGCCGATCGGGGTTGCCCCGAACGAGGAACCTCCGCCGCCCGCCATTACAACCCCACCGCCATCTTCTTGATCCTCGGGTCCGACACGATCGAATCGACGATCGCCGTACCAGCCTGCTGCGCGGTCTGCGCGCTGACCTGGCCCATCGTGATCTGGATCGACCCTGGCCTGAAGTGCAGCGTCACCCCGGAACTCTGCGCGGCTGTGCTGCCCTTGCCGGCGCCGAGGGAGTCGGAGATGACGGCGTTTCGCACCGACTGCGCCGCGCTGGCCGGAAGGACCATCTCGCCCTTGTGCAACTTGGCGATCTGGTCGGCTGGCAGATCCCACGCGCCCGCCGCGTAACCCACGTACGGCCGCCCGGCCTTGACCGCCTGCACGCCCGGCACGTTGTCAAGGTTCTTGTACCGCCCGATCGCGTAGCGCACGCCCGCGATGATGTTGTCGACCGGGTTCCAGATGTCCGTGTGCCCCGGCATCTTGTGCGCCGCGAACGTCGGCCCGATCGTCTGCATCAGCCCCTCGCTCGGGGTGCCGTGCGCCGCGTTGGAATCGGTCAGGTTGATGTTCCACGGATCGCCCGCCGACTCCCCGGTGACGATGTCCTTGACGTCCGCCGTCCACGATGGCGCCATCCCCATGTCCGACAGGGCCTGGGAGATCCACGACGCCACGTTCCCCGCCGGCCTCGCACCTGAAGGCACCTTGTACGTGTGCCCGTAGATGTCCTTGACCGTGTTGTTCGTCGCCGTCATCCCGCTGGAGACCGCCGCGTTGTTCCCGCCAGAGAACGGGTTCGAGAGCGGGTTCCCCGTAAGCGAGTTCGGCAGCGTCGAGGAGGTGAGCCCGAACGGAGTGTCGGCCGCCGTAATCCGCAGCGACGCGGTCAGCGCATCCGTGGTGGCGGACTGCGCGTTCGCGTTGATCGCGTCCAGCTCGCTGGTGCCCGCCGCAAGACCGCCGCCGGTGACCGTCGCCGAGGTCGCCGGGCTCGCACCGGTCGCGGCGTTGCCGCCGGACGCCGCAGCGTTCTGCGTCCCGCCCTCCGAGGCGAGCTGGATGATCCGCCGGCACGCGATGAACTCCGACGGGGAGTAGCTGCGAATGTAGATCGTCGTCCCGGTGTGCCTGGCCTCGACCACCTTGCCAGGGCTGACACACATCATGACGTGACCTGGATAAGGAAATAGCAGGTCCCCGGGCAGTGCGGCCTCCGGCTTGACCGGGGAGCCGGTGGTCATCTGCTGCTCGGAAGTGCGCGGGATGTGAATCCCGCCCTGCGCGTACGCGAACTGCATCAGACCCGAGCAGTCGAATGTGTTAGGGCCCGTAGCTCCGTACTCGTACTCCTTGCCGACCTGTGCGACCGCCGCCGAGATCACCCTCTGCAGCGTCGCGGTCGTCGCGCCCGACGCGCCCGGAGCCGGGGTGACCGACGACGGCCCGGCCGTGGAGGTCGTGCCGTTGTCGGTGCCGCCGCCGATCGAGCCGGTGGTGTACCCGCCCATCGCGTTGGAGCCCGTGACTGAGACCGACGGCGAGGTTGCTGCGTTGTTCACCGTCGAGCTGGAGCGCGCGGAGTACCCGGACTTGTCGTTCCACCAGTCCCAGACGGACTGTCCGAGTCCGATCGCCGCGCCGACACCCGCGCCCACCGCCGTGCCGACGCCGGGGATCACGCTGCCGATCAGCGCGCCGCTCGCCGCGTAGGCGAGCGTGTTGCCTGCGCCCTTGCCGACGTCGGTGACCCAGTCGTCCCCGGATCCGGTGTGTCCGGCGACGTTGGACCACAGCGCGTTGTTGCCCTGCACGCCGGCGTACCCCACGGCAAGCCCCGCGCCGGCGACGCCGAGACGCCCGGCCACACTCATGCCACCGGCCGCGCCGACGCCCGCCGCAGCCCTCGCGCCGAACGCCGCCCGCCAGCCCGAGCCGAGCGCGCCCGCGCCTGCACGCGCGAGGGTGCCGGAGCCGCGTGCGGCAACCCCGAGGCCGAGGTTCATCGCGAGCGAGCTGAGCATCCCGGAGCCGCCGCCCGTGCTCCCGCCACTGCCGCCGCCCAGGCCGGTAAGACCAGCGAGCGTCCCGACCCCGGCGGCTGCGGAGCCGAATGGGGTGGAGAGCCCGGACGTGCCGCCGATCAGGCTCGACAGGCCGGTGTTGTTCAAGATGTTGCCAAGCGCCCGGTTGAACTGCGTCAACAGTCCGGTCGAGGTTTGCAGCGCGTCGTTGTAGGACCCTGACTGGTCCGCGAGCGTGGCGGTCTGCGCGCCCTGGAGATCCTTCATCGACTGGACGGTGGAGGCGCCGATCCCGTACTGGCTCAGCTGAGACTGTGCGTTCTTGTCGCCGCTGGACGCCTGCGTCATCAGCGTGTCGAACTGGCTGGAGGTCACTCCTTTGCCGAGCGCGACGTTGCGGTCCTTCAGGTACCCCTCCAGCATCCCGACTGTGGAGGAGCTCCACCCGGATTGGGACGCCAGGTACTGCAGGTTCGAGTCCAGGGAGCCGCCCTGGGACAGGGCGGCTGCCATCGTCTGCGAGGAGACGGCTCCGGACTGCCCCGGGAACGTGCGGGACATGACCTGGTCGGCGATCGAGGACATCGACGTTCGCGTGCCCCCGGTACCGATCGAGCTGCCGTAGCCGAGTGCGGACATCATCATCGCCGAGCGCGGCGAGTACACGGACTGCATGGAAGCCGCGACAGCGGCCTGCGACATCGTGGGGTTGGCGTACCCCATCTGGTACATCGAGGACTGCCCGCCGACCCAGGCGCTGTTCGGGGAGCCGTTCGCGTTGTACATCGGGGCGCCCATCGCGTACGACAGCGTCCCGGCGGCTTGTGCCGCATCCTGAACTGAGGCTGCGGTGACGTTGAGGTTCCGTCCACCGGAGCCGTAAACCATGGACGTGGCGGTTCGCACCGACGCGCCGTACCCTCCGGACTGCAGCCCGGAGCTCATCACCTGCTGGTTGGCCATCGTGTTCATGGTCAAGAACGTGTTGAGGTGACTGGTGCCGTACATGGCCGCTGCCTGCACGACACCGGCGCCGAGCGCCGTGTACGTGGCGCCACGGCTCATCCCGCCGACGCCACCGCCTCCCGCACCTCCGCCGCCGCCTCCGCCTCCGAAGGAGAGGAACTGGCGGAACCTGCCGCTGATCCCGCCGGAACCGGCCGCGACCGGTGCGCCGGGGGAGCCGGTCCCAGCGGCGGCGCCGTTGGCGTTCTGCCCCATCGTCTGCGTCGGTGCGCCGGACGAGGCCATCGCGGCATATCCGCCGGTGCCGGTACCGGTCGCCCGTCCCGCCGGCTGGCCGGACATCGCGCCGCTGGAGGCAGTCGCCGCTCCGGCGGTCGCGTTCGAGACGCCCGAGAGAGCGGAAGTGATGCGCGTGACGAAGGAGGACAGCTCGCTGGTGAGCTGGCCGACGCTCGTCGTGAGAGCGTCGACCTGCCGCTGGAGCTGGTCCACGCCCAGGATCCCTTGCCCGGCCGCACTCTCAGCCATCGCCCGCCGCCCTCCTCTCCGCGCTCCAACGGGCCGTACTCACCCACCACCAGCGCTCACGCACCGGCAGTGCCTTGATATCCCTCAGGCTCCATCCCTGCTGAACCGCCGCGAGCTCGCGATACTCGCGCAGCGCCTGGAGCGCGTCGACGTCAGCGAAACATCGCCCCCACGCTGATCGGCACCCGCACTTCCTCGCCGCACGCCTCGTGGATGATCGAGTACTTCTCGAACTGCGGGCCATAGCTGTGCGTGTCGAGGCCTTCGAGGAGCAGTTGGCGGTCCGCCAGGCCCATCGACTTGGCCAGCTTCAGCGACCCCGTCACGGTGACGGCATCCGGCCCCGACGGCATACGGGTCATCTCCACCAGGCAGCGCCCGAGCAGGATCGAGTTGCGCTCGGCCTGGTTGAGATCCTCACGCGCGAACAGCGCCTTCTGGTCCTCACCGGTGGGCAGGCGCATCAGGGCGTAGGCGCTGCGCAGCGCGACGACGAACTCGGGCTCCAATCCCTCGGGCACCTCGCGGATCTCGATCTCGTCCAGCGGGATCTTCAGGTCCGACAGGCTGTGGCAGCTCGGGCACTCGTATCCGACCCAGCCGAGCTCGTCGCCAAAGGTGGCGCGCCGGATCGCGAGCAGGAGCGTGTCGCGGTCGGCGATGGCCAGCTCCAGCAGCAGCTTCTCGTCCGCCGGGTAGGGGCCGACCGAGACCGCCCCGGCCTTGAGGATCGCCTCGAAGTAGCGCAGCGGGTCACTCCCAGCCCGGGAGATCTCCTCCTCGTCCGCGCCCGTGAGCTCGCGCACCCGCGCCTCACGGTGGCGCTGCCCGTCGCGCTCCAGGCCCACCGGCAGGGTGGTGTAGTCCTGTCCGGGGATCGGCGGCTCGGGCATGGGCTCGTCGGTGAACAGGGTCGCGAGGGCCGCGTTCGCCCCCTGCGGGTCCTCGATCGCCGAGACGCTCTCGCCGCCCTGGGCGTCGGAGAACGCGTCGAAGGATCCGTAGTTGTAGTCCATGACAAGTCCTTGTCGGGTTCGGGGTCAGTTGGTGATCGGGGTAGCGCTGGAGTTGCCGCCCGGCGCGGGCGCGAAGTTGACCGCCCACCCCTCGTGGGCGAGCGTGAGTTGCGAGACCATAAACATGTTGTTAGCCGCGTCGAGGTCATTGAAAGAAACCTGCGTAGGCCAAGCGTTGTAGATCCTGAAGGCCGCCTTGACCATGGCCGTCGGTGTCGTGACCGGGTGGTCGATGACCAAGATGTCCACGTTCGCGCGGAAGTCCTGGGTGTTGTTCCAGTTGCCAGAACCCTGCTGAACCTGGAAGGTCTGGTTCAGCCACGACATAGGATTCGCGTCGCCGCAGATGACACCCTTCTGCAGAACGATCGGCCCGAAATCGCTCTGACCAGGCATTTTCTGGGTCGTTGTGTTGTAGCCACCTTGACGGTAACTGATGATGTCCGTCTGGACTCCGAGTCCTGACACACTCATGAATCCGAGGGCCACGTTCGTGGACGGATTGGTCGCGGTCATCAGCGAACCGCCGATGATCACGTGGAACTTGAACGCCCTCAGAGGGTCTGTCAGGTACTGGGCGATCGATGGCTGCTGCGAGACGGTGTAGGCCATTGCGGCGCTCCTATCAGTGTGTAGATGCGCCGGATCAGGCCAGAGACGAGGAAGTCGAGGTCGTGGTGTCGAACAAGCCGATGCTGATCACGATGTACTCAGCCGGCGCGGCCAAGGCCACACCGACCGTGATGTTCACCTGGCCCGCCGCGACGGTCGAGGCCGTGTTGTTGCTCGCGTCGCAAGTCACGTAGTACGCCGAGGCGGCCGAAGTGGAGGCGAGGTAACCGGCCTGCATCAGCCCTTGGAGGTTCTGCGAGATGACTGAGCTGAGCTTCGCCCACAGGACGGGGGTGTTGGGCTGGAACAGCGCCCACTGCACCACCTGGGACAGCAGCGTCTCGATGTAGATCAGGTTCCTGCGGATCGAGATGTACCGGCTGGGCATGTTGTAGTTCAGGGTCCGGCCGCCCACGATGCAGTACCCGTAGCCGGGGATCGGCCGGATGATGTCGATGCCTGCCTCGTTCAGCGAGTCGAGGTCGTTGAGCTGGAACGTCGTGTCCACGCCCACGACGTTCGCGAGGGTGGTCTGCGTACCGGCCGGAGTCTGGTAAGGCCCTGCCACCGCATCATTGACACAGAACTGCCCGAGTACGGCGCCGCCCGGCGGCAGCGTGCGCACAGCTCCCGACGCGAGCGAGCTCGGGTCCGAGCACACGAGCCACGGCCCGTACATCGCGCCGAAGGAGCTGTTGCTGTACGGGTTGCCGGAGCTCGCCGACGGCGCGAGCGCCAGGTAGGAGGCGAGGGTCGCCGCATACGTCGAACCCGCCTGCGGCGCGTCCACGATGATCATCACGTCGCTCTGCGCCGCCGCCCACGCCAGCAGCGCGTTGATGACTGTGTACGTCCCGATGCCCGGCAAGTTGACCAGCAGCGGGCTCGCGATCGTCGAGAGCAACTCCGTGCTCGTGACGTAGTTGATGTTCGCCGTGGTGCCGGCCGTACCTCCCGTCAACGGAGTCGCGGCGAGCGTCGCAGGGGTCTGCAGGACGGTCCAGGGGGAGATCGCGCTGGTGTACGCGGCGCTCACCGTCGAGGACCCGCTGATCGGCGAGTTGATCATCGGGATGAGGTAGCGCGCATCCGTGGGGTTGAACGTCACGTCCGTGTACTGGTCCACGATGTTCGCGGCCGAGCCCACCGAGATGGTCATGTTGAACCGGCCCGCGCTGGTCGCGGTGATCGCGACGTAGATCTCGTTCGCGAACGTCCCCACGGCCTTGGAGGTCAGCGTCACCAGCGGCGCCGGGGTGGTCTCGGTGTCGTTGATGGTCAGCGTCGCGGCCGTCGCGTCCGAGGACACCGCGCGCACGATGTAGCAGCCCGTGCCGCCGTTGGCGAAGTAGTTGTAGACGGCATAGGGCAGCAGGTCGACGCCGTTGCCGAAGCCGTTGTACGTCGAGGAGTACTGGGACCAGGAGGTCACCCAGTTCGGCCCCACCGGGCCGTAGCTCGCGCCGCCCACGAACGCCGCCACCGCTGTGCTGCTTGAGGTCGCAGTCGAGGTCAGCGGGGTAAGCGTCTCAGAGATGTAAACGCCTGGGCGTCCAAGAGTCGCCACAGTCAGGCTCCCTTACTCGGTCATGGTCGCGCCGATCGGCGCGACGGTCAGATCCACTGCGGTGGTCTCACGCACCGCGTCCAAGGGGGCCCAGATGAGTTCTGCGGTGGTACGAAGACGCCAGAGCGCCGTGAGCAGCCGCTTGCCCTGCGCGTCGCGGGCGGTCGAGAGGGTGGGTCCGCCGATGACCTCCAGGCGCCGCAGCGTCCCGTCGCCGGCGACTTCCAGGAATCCGAGCCGGCCGGGGAGGTACGCGAACGCGGCCATGGCGCCGACCAGCGCGGTGCGGTGCAGCGCCTTGCGGGTGTAGAGGGTGACGGTGTAGTCGACGTTCAGCGGCAGCGGCGTCTCGGTGAAGCGCCAGCCGCCCGCGTCCACCGGGGCGTAGCCCTCGGGGGCGTAGTTGAGCGGGATGTACCCGGAGTGCGCCCGCGTGGGGTCCTGCGCGTAGCCGTTGTTCTCGATCACGATGACCGGGAAGACCTGGTCGGCCAGCTCGTTCTCCGGCGTCCTGTATCTCACCGGTACCGAACGCGCATCCTCGTTGGCGTCCGAGACGGTCAGTCCCTGCAGCTTGAGCTTGAGGGCCTCGTCGGTGATGTAGAGCAGCGACACGTCAGGGCCCTCCTTAGCTTGCTATAGGCGCTTGTTGTTCGCGCTTCCAGCATCTACTGAGTGCATCTACGTGTGTTAACTACTTGTGTTGTTGTTGTCGACGTCCGTGCTCCACGCCGCGAACTGCGCGTCGTCCACCAACTCGTCCGCGTTCACCTGCGCGCCCTCGATCTGCAGAATGAGATCGGCGCGCTGGATCTGGCCGAGCGCCGTGATCCGCACGATCCTGAAGACCTTGCGGTCATACGTCATCCGGTCCCTCAGGTACATCTCGTCCCTGACATCCGCCAGGTACATCCCCGTGCGCTGGAACTGCCGGAACGCCACCGTCACCGTCAGGGTGTCGGTGCTGTAGAACCCGACGGTCCCGCCGGCCAGGTCGTCCCCTTGCAGGTGCACCACGTGCAGGCACGGCAACGGGATCGGGCCCGAGTAGACCTTCCCGGCGCCCGAGCCCTCGTCGTACACCGGATCCGCGGTGGAGTCCTCGCGCAGGAACCGCCAGTAGTCGACCAGGTCGCCGGTCAGCGACTGCCAGCCGCGCAGCCCCTGCTCGATCGACCTGGTCTCCAACCCGATCCCGAACCTGCCCCGCTTGAAGTCCACGCGCCCCATGACCTACCACCAACCTCCACCGAAGCCTGGGTTGGCGATGTCGCTGTCGTCGTCGTTGCGGTGGTTGGTCGGTGGCAGCTGCCTGACAGCGAGGCCGTAGTCGTCGTACTCGCGCTCCCTGTAGATGGGTATCAACCTGCTGGTAGTGCGGCTGACGCGTCGCAGCTCCACCACCTCGATACGCCAGAACCCGATGTTGAGCTGCGCGCAGTAGTCCCGGTACCGGGCACTGACGGCGTCAATCTGCGCCATCAGCTGCTCGAACCTCTGGCTGCGCGGCACATGCGTGCCCTCGACGGTGATGATGTCGACGTCGGACGCCGCATCCGTCGCCAACGCCCACAACGCGTTGGCCACAGCCAGCAGCGCGAGCGGCAGCTCCTCGATCTCCGGGAGGGTGGCCAAGCTCATCGGAGTATCGACGTACTGAATGAACCCGTGGGCGTCCATCACGCGCGTGGGCGTGAACCGCTTGTCGCAGTGCATCAGTACCGCTTCGTGCGCGAAGACTGCCAGCTCCTCCTCCAGGAACATCCCCGAGGCCTGCCCCGAAACCACCAGGGCCGCGCCCTGCGGAAGCGGGTCGAGGCTCCCGAGCAGGATCACGCGCCCCTCGGCGGCCAGCAGCTGGTAGTCCGCGCCCTCCACCAGAGTCCGCGAGACGCCGTTGACGTTCACAGTCAGCTTCGCCGCCGAGATGGAGGACTCGGACAGGTCGTAGTACGACTGCTCGCCCGTCCCGGTGTAAAGGTCCTGAAATGGGGTGCCGAGGTCGCCGAGCTCCGCCCTCATGCGCGCGATCAGCGCCGTCTCCTGCATCCCCGCCCCCTTACGACAGCGCCATCGTCAGCGCGCCGATCGGCAGCTGCAGGCTGGCGTTCTGGCCCGCCGAGCCAGGGGTGGAGAACGTCCAGTACATCAGCGGCTTCCCGATGATCCCGGTCAGGGTCGTCACCAGCGCGCAACCGGTGGCCGCAGCCCCGATGCCGGAGGCCGCGGTGAACGGACCGAACAGGATCGAGGTCGAGTTCGAGAGCTGATAGGCGCCGGAGGAGTTGACCGACGCCGCTGTCCAGGAGACCGGCTGCCGTGCGTATCCGGCCGCCGCGACCTCGGGGTAGGTCGCGAGGGACGACAGGTTCGAGGGCGGCGCGGTGACCAGCATCAGGTACGTCGAGAACGCCGTCCCGCCGGCGAGGTTGGTGTCCAACGTGCCGGAGAGGTAGTCCAAGGCGTACTGACTGCCCACGGGCGTGAACTGGCCAGCCATCAGCTAACCCCCTCAGGGCTCTCGGCGGGAGTAAAGGTCGCGGTGAACGCGGGCAGGGCAAGACCCAGGTAGCGGACGTGCGAAATTCGCACAGCCTCCCCGCGCCCGTCGACACCGGCCACGTCGTAGACGTACTCGGCAATGACGGTCTCGTGGCCGCTGCGCCCCACGCCCGGCTCGCCCGGGGGCGCGACCCTGACGACCTTGACCAGCGCGCCGGGCGGGAGAGCGGTGTCCCCCTCGCCCAGGCGCGCTGACTCGGCCAGCGCGTAGTAAGCGCCGATCTCGGGTGCGTCCATCAGTGGTGCACGAACCCGAGCCGGTCGAGGTGGTCGGCGAATTCACGCGGCAGCACGTACTGCTGGCCGGCCCGCAGGGTGTAGAAGTTCCCGTGCCCGAAGATCGTGTCCTCCAGATCCTCGGTGACACGCACCCTGCGGGTAGGCGAGGCGATCTCGACCGGACGGACGTCCTCGATCTCCGGCTTGGCCGTGAGGTCAATGACCGCGGTCTCCAGTTCCTCGCGCTCGGCCGCCGCCGTCGCCATGGAGATCTCCGCCGCCCGAGAAGCGTCCTCGTCCCGCTTGCGGGCCAGGGCCTCGGTCTGGCGCCCCGTGAGATCCTGCGGGCGCTTGCGCTGTGTCGGCATAGTTATGAGCTCCGAATCAGTTGGTCTGGCAGACGATGACGGACTGGTTGGTGATCAGTCCCATTCCCAAGATCGCGTACCCTCGCTGTTACCCCTCCGGTCATCCGGAGTGGGCTGGTCATTTCTGCCAGCCTCTGCGCCTCTCGAACGCAGATCGGACTATATCTTTACCTCAATCTATTGAGGTATTCCGTACATAGTCTCTGAACCTTCCCGTCGGAGCTAGTCCAGGCGGGCTCGGCTGCTGATAACCCCTGCTGACAGCTTCTCGAACCGTCGCGCTCAGTCTTTCGACTCACGCTGTGGTGCTGTCAGGTGGTACGGGCTTCCCAGCAATTCTCGGAATTTTCACTCACGGCTCACGCCGTGAGGGCCCAGTCATTACGATAGGCAAGTGCATGCTCACGTCCGAAATCGAGTACCCCGCCGTCCCTCAGCTCGACGGGAAGGCTGATGGCGTGCCCGAATGCGTTGTCTCCGATGGCGATCGCAGAGTAAACCTGCTGCGCTGCCGAGTTCGTCTGCTGCGTAACCTGCGTCGTCTCGATAAAAATCGTGTCGAACAGCCGGCCGATCTCACCAAGCATGAAGTTCAGTCTTGTTACTCACGTATTGCTACGCGGGGCCAGTCGTTTCCGCTAGCCTCTGCATGTCTCCATGCAGCTCCGACTATATCTTCACCCACGTGGGGTGACCCGTACATAGTCTGTGAACCTTCCCGTCGGAGCTAGTCCAGACGGGCTCGGCTGCTGATTGTCCCTACCCTCAGCTTCTCAAGCCGTCGCGCTCGGACTTTCGTCCCACGCTGTGGCGCTGAGGTCTAACAGGATGTTCCAGCAATTCTCGGGTTTTTCACTGATCCATTGCTGGATCAGGCGGCCAGTGCGAAGGTGTCTCGCTGCAGACCGGGCGCTGCGTACTTGGTGACTTCGATCCACTCGGGCGACTCCCGCAGGTGCCGCGACTGGTGAGGGTGCACGAAGCACACATAGGTCTCACCGATGCGCGGAACGTTGAGCGTCGCGAGGTTCTCCCCGATGTCGCGGATCGCCGACGGGGTCAAGTAGTACCCGCCCGTCAGGGTGTTGGTGGAGGTTCCCACCGTGCCCAGGTCGTACGGCGAGTTCGCCGTGATCGACGCGGCCGGGTCCTTGTAGTACCCGAAGATCAGCGACGTCGCCAGGAGCAGCGTCGACTGCGCCAGGTTGTCGAGGTACTTCGCCATGTTGCGTCCGAGCAGCCGGCTGGCGCTCGCCATGACGTCGTCGAACGAGGCGTTGAGCAGCAGTTCGGTGACCGCCACGGCGTAGCCTTGCTCTGCCACGGTGATGCTGAACTGCGACGCCGTGAGGGCGTTGGTGGTCATGCGCACGCCCTCGACGAGCTGCGACGCATCACCCAGGTTGTTGTCACTTCTGTTACCGCTCCGGACAGGGCCGGAGCGGGCTGGTCATTTCTGCCAGCCTCTGCATCTTTGCCATCGATGCAGATCGGACTATATCTTCGACTCCAGTCCCGGTCGGCTATACCGGCCTTCCAGTCCTATCGGAGTGCGCCTCGCGTGTAGTCTCTACGGACTCCCCGGTACGGGTTGCCTCGGTATTCCCCGGTGGCGCAGCGGTGGGGTTCACCGATACAGCGTGGTTTTCACTGACACGTCACCGTGTCAGGCGGCACAACGGGCACCTGAGAGCCCGAGAATCGACCGCATGAAGTTGATGGTGAGACCGGGAGCTACCCCGAGCTCGGTCTTCTTGACAGCGAACTGCTCGAACCTGAGGATCGGCATCGCCTGGAAGCACTTTGTTACCCGGCCGATCGGCGGGGGCTGGTCATTTCTGCCAGCCTCTGCACCTTTACTATCGGTGCAGGTCGGACTATATCTTCATCTCCAGTCTCGGCCGCGTGAGCGCCTGGCGGTCGAATCTATGGGAGATGCCTCGCGTGTAGTCTCTACGGAGTCCTAGGCGCTAGGTTCCCTCGGTATTCCCCTGCCGAACTGCAGAGGGGTTCACCGATACAGCGTGGTGTTTACCCGCCGGTCGCCCGACGGGGTCCCCTACCGAACGGCGTTGAGGATTTCCTTGGACCAGATGGTCTGGATCGCCGGCGTCAGCATGCTGTTGCTGCCGGAGTAGTTGGTGGGGCTTGCCGAGAGATTCGGCGTACCCGTGATCGCACTGGCCACTGTTAGGGCCTTCCGTTACGGGATGGATGGTTATCCGTACAGGCCGTTTCGCCGGACCTGGTCGGAGAGTGCCCCGAGTAGTTGCGAACGGTTGGCGATGTAATCGCCCATTGACATGCTCTTGAGATCTTGCGCCGTGTACGTCTTCGTGCCCGGCCCCTGCGGGTTGAGCGGGTCGACGTTCGGCCGGCCGGTCGGAGCGACACCGCGCGGCGGGGTCGCAGCGGCCTGAGCCGTCTGGATGGACTCGACGATCGCCTGGGTGCGGGCGGTCAGGAGGGCCACCGACGCGTCGATCTCCTCGCGGGTGTTGCCGCTCACGAGATCGATCAGCTCCGGCGCGATCTGCTGGCCGGCGGTCTGCATCTGCTCCGCGCGGTAGGACTGGAGTTCGCCGTACTCCCGCTCCCGCGCCAGCACCGCCCGCTCCGCCTCGCGCTCGGCCTGCATCGCGGCCATGCGCTGCTCGAACTCGGAGATCCGCGTCTCCGCGTACGACTTGGCGTCCATCTGTGCCTGAACGCTTGCCACACGCTCAGCCTCGGCGGCAGCCGCAGCCTCCGAACGAGCCGTCTCGGCCGCTTCCCGCTCCGCGGTGAGCACCGCGAGCTGGGACTGCATCTGGCCGAGCGTCTCCTGGTTCGTCTCCAGGCGCTTGTACAGCTTGTCCTTCTCCTGCTGCCGGGCAGCGGCGATGTCCTCAGCGGTGAAGGTGGGGGCAGTCGGCTGTGCCGGCGCGGGCGGTACGACGGGAATGGTGATCACGTCGGTCTCGCTCATGTCACGTCTCCGAATCCTGGCTGTTGTCCGGATTACGCAGCTGGCCCGCGAGAACGGTGCCTGCCGAGAGTGCCACGAGTCGGTCTTGTAGAGCCTTGATATCCCCGCTGCCGCCGCGACCGGGTACTCCCGGCATCGGGCCTGCTGCGGGTGCCCCCTCGCCTTGCGGCGCGGGCGGCGGAACTTCCATCCCCTCGGGCAGAAGTCCTGTCTCCTGGAGAATAGCACTAGATATACATGCCTTGAGCATGTCAAGTGCACCCTGGTACTTGGCCTCGTCCATCGCCTCGTCGAAGATCTCCGCCAGCACGTCCTCGGGGAACTCCTCACCCAAGGCCTTGAGCGCCCCGCGCTTGGACATCAGCCCCAAGCCGAGCTTGGACTGGATCTCGTTGAGCAGCACGAGGATGTCGACCGGCAGCGGTGGCGGCCACTCGCACGTAGTGCGGTAGTTCGCCGCGTCCATAGGGTCGATCTCGTCAGCCTGGTAGTCCTCTGTCTTCAGGCCCTCCAGCGCCGGATCGTACCTGCGGGTGTCCGGCTCGTAGATCCACATCGTGCGCAGCGCGATGGCGTTGATCTTCTGGCAGCCGGACCCGTACTGGGTCGTCTTGTAGTGCCAGCGCAGCATCGTCGTCTGGAAAGTCATGGCCAGGGCGACGCCCGAGGTGTTGCTGATCGCTTGGACCTGGCCGAGCGCCGTCTCCGGCACACCGGTCAGCTCGTGCATCGCCCTCTTGATCAGCTCCAGGTAGGCCAGCGGCCCCTCCAGGTCGATCCCGTTATCGAGGGTCTCGACCCGAGCATCCTTGGGAAGGCCCGCCCACAGCTTTTTCGGTGCCTTTTCCAAGTTGGTAGCCTTGGCGCCGTAGATCACATTGATCGGCGCTGCGTGGTAGTTCACGATGTCCGCGATATTCGTGCACTGTTCGTTATATTCCCTGTTGAGCGTGATGATGTCGGTGATATCCGACAGCCCCCACGGGCTACCCGGGACCGGGATATTCGCGATGTGCACGACAGGAATCTGCCCGAGTGCGTTCTTGCGCGAGTCGATCAGCTCATCATTGATGAACTCCTCGACGGACTCATCCGTAATGATCTCCGTGTAAGTAAATACACTGCGAGTTCCTTCGGTGGACGTGCCAAAAAAGCGATATTTCAGTTTCAGGCGAATGAGGCGCTCGGGATCGTGTGGATGATATTCCGGGAAGACGAATGCCGGATTCAGCGCTAGGAGTCGCACGCGGCCGGGATGTACCAGGCCAGAGGCATCTTCCCATGGCTCCTCATACGCGATCTTGACGAATGCGTCACCGTTCACACCGCCGAGCTCCCCCAGCTCCAGGAGCAGCTTCGGCTTGTTGTTGTCCACCTCCCAGATACGCTTGAGAAGAGCTGGCACAATGTGCTCGGTCGCCTTCTCGCTGGAGAAGTGCACTCCCTTGGAGAAGCAGAAGTTCGTCAGGTACCGGGAGAACGCGCCCACGTAGTTGAACGTGAGCTGCGGCTCTCCCGATTCCCGACGATAGCCCCAATGATGACCCAAGAAAAACGCCATGTTAGTGGCGTACCTGTTCAAACGTGGGCCATGAACTTCGAATTCCTCATCGGCCAATTCGACTAGACCGAGTGGTGAAATCGAAATGGTCAGGTCGGATGCCGCAGCCCGCATGCTCGGCGACGGGAACATCATCGACATATCAGCACCCGATCCCGGTTGTCACTGGCCGCGGATCTGGCCGCGCAGTCCCGACCGCAGCTCTCCGTTGCCGCCGCCGAACGCGCCCAGCACGCCGCGCACGGCCGCGATCGTGCTGTGGACGTTCTCCCTGTGGGCCCGAGCCTCGAAGTGCGCGTTGCGCCGCGCCCGGTCCTCGTCCTGCTGGCCCCACACCGTGCGCGCCCGCGCCTCGGACTCGCGCTTGAACGGCTCGTCGCGCGCGGCCGAAGAGGTGCGGTACCGCACCGCTGCGGTCTCCGCCTGCGTCTTGGTCGCCTGTGCCTGGGTATGCGCGGTACGGGCGTGGGTGTGTGCCACATCCGCCTGGGACTTGGCATCCGCGTTGCTCTGCGTTCGTCCCAATCGGTCCTGCGCGGAGACGTGCGCCTCGTGCTCGTTCTCCCGCTTCCACGCCGTCGACTTCGCCTGCTCGTGCGTCAGCGAAGCGCGAGCGTGGGAGTGCGCGACCTCGGCCTGCGACTTCGCGTCGGCGTTATCCGCTGTGCGCCGCATCCGGTCCTGGTTGCCCACATACGCGGCGCTGTCGTTCACACGTTTGGAGCGCACCGCCTCGGCCTGCTCGTCGAACACCCGAGCACGCGCGGCGTGCACCGCAGCCTGCGCGTGGTGCACACCGACCTTGGCCGCCGACTCCGAGTCGGCGCCGCCGGGGCGCGACTCCCGCTCGTTGTTGGCCAGCCGCAGCGAGCGCGCCTTCTCGTGCGCGAGGTCGGCGTCGCCCTCTGCCTTCTTGGCGCGCCCCTGCATCTCCCGCTCGAACGGGTCGTCCGCCGGCGGCTTCTTGGCTCCGCCCTTGCTGCCCATGGAGTGCCCCCTCAGTCCGAGATGACTTCGGCGTTCTTGCGGTCCTGGTGGCGACCGTCCCGGGTGACCTGCTCGTAGCGCTGCTCCGCGATGGGGGTGGTGCCGTGCCGGAACTCACCCACGAAGGACGGGGCGTCCGGCCACGCGGCGCTGCCCAGGTGGGCGCGCTCCTTCATCGTCTGCTCGGCCGGCTTCTCGTAGACGTTGAGGTTGTGGTTGGGCCTACCTGCGGGCGTGCGGTAGCCCTGCATGGCTCCGAACACGAAGTCGTCGGGCACGGATGTATCGGTGCTGATTCCCTCTTCGAAGCGCAGGATGCCGCGCCGCTCGGGGTTCGAGGTCTGAACGGCCTCGTACTGCTGGGGCGAGCGCTCCGGGAACTGCGGGCTGGGAGACAGACCCATCGGTGACCTCCTCGGTCGATCTACTCCGAGTGTGATCCCAGTGATGGAAGAAGTGTTATCTCGTGCTATTGATACTATGTCAAGCCGGGCAGCGGCACGAGGAACTCCGTCTCAGCCTCGGCCCACGCGATCGAGTCCTGCCCGTAGCGCGTCGCGAGCTCGCGCAGCCGGTCCTTGGCCGTCTCGACGTGCGCCGGGTGCACCTCGAAGCAGAACACCGCGTTCTGATACGCGCTCAGAGTCTCCGAGCTCCACGTGCCGTGCCACGCCCGCGAGTACATCTCGGCGACGATCTTCACCTCGCAGGCGAAGTAGTACCACTCGGCTTGTGGCAGCTTGTTGTCCGAGTTGCCGATGGACACGTACACCGTCTTCGTGCTCATGAGCTGAGCTCTCCCGCGCTGGTGCCGGTCGGGTCCGCTTCCTGGGGGCCCGCGAGCGCGAGCAGTTGCGCGATCAGCGCGGTCTGCTCGGCGTGCTGCGCCGTGAGCTCGGCGTGCCGGATGGCGAGGGTGGCGAAATCGGCCTGCAAGATGGTCAGCAGCTCCCGGCTCGCCACGTCCGCCTCGTAGTCGTGCTGCGCCAGCTCGCTGGAGACCTGGTCACTTCGCTTGGCGGCGATCAGCAGGATCGCGCCCTGGAGCGCCGCAACGCAGGACAGCAGCAAGTTCAGCAGGATAAACGGGTATGGATCGAATCCGCTGTGCCGGTTGAACCCCATCCACACCGCGAGGAACCCGAGCGCCCCGAACACGAACGCCCAGCTGCCCATCGAGTTGCGCATCCGGTCCGCCGCGCGCTCACCGCGGGTCAGCTGCCCTTCCGTGCGCACGCCGGGGTGCCGCCGCCAGCCCGGATGCCGCTGGCCGCTGGCGCTCATTCCCCGACCTCTGCCGCCGTCTTGACCTCAGCGGCCGGCGCGGTGCCTGCCTTGTGGAACCTGATCGCCTCCCAGAGCGGCCCCGGGATGTGATGGATACCCAAGTGGCTGATGTGGTGGTTGCGGCAGAGCACCTCCAGGTTCGCCGGAGATTCCACCCACGCCTGGAACTCCTCGTCGTCCTCGAAGTGCAACCCGAGGCCCTTGGCGACCTTGTCCGAGTCGACCGCGTTGATCTGGGAGAACTCGATGAAGGTGTGGTGCAGTTCCGGCTCGCCGTCGCACAGGTCGTCGTCGATCAGGCACTTCCACAGCCCCTGCCGCTTGAGCCGCGCCTTGGCCTGCTCGAACAGGTGATAGTGCGGGTCGTCCTCGCGCCGGACGTGGTTCGGCACGTGGGTGAGCAGATGGATGGTCTCGCTCTGCTCGTGGGCTGCGACCGCGTCGTGGCGGCGCGCCTTGGTCACTTGTTCCACACCGCCAGCCACGCGGAGAAGGTCACCGACGGGGTGGTGCCGGCGACGGTGCACACGAGCTCGCCGGTGTTGTAGATCGGGCCAGTGGCCGCCGCTACCCACGTCTCGCCGGTCGCGGTCAGCGCCGAGGTCGTCAGGGCCGGGGTGGGGTTGAGCGTGACGCCGTCCACCGACTCCTGGTAGGCCACGGTCAGCGACGCCGATGCCCCGGAGATCGCGGTGACGCTGACGATGAGGCGGATCTTGCCGAGCGCGCTGACGTACGGGAAGGAGAAAATCCCGGTGTTGTCGGTGGCCGTGATGGTGTACGCGTTGACGAGCTGGAGTCCGAAGCCCGTCCCGTACGCGGTGTAGAGCCCGTCGACGTGCGAGGGGGAGTTGAGCAGGGGAACAGCCATGTCGGTGCCTTCCAGCACACTGCACCGAGTGGGGTCCGATCCGCTAACAAGTCAATGCCAGGATATCCGCCGGGCCGGTCCGGCTAGTAGCGCCTCTAGTAGAAGACGCTGTTGCTGACCTCGACCTCCGGCATGCCCATGTCCTTGGTCAGGGCGAGCGCGTTGGCGAGCGAGTCCACGTAGTCATCATGCGCATCCGCCGCGCGCGGAGCCGCGACGATCACATGGGGGCCCTCGTAGCGCAGCTCGGCGTCTTCCATCTGGGTCCTGAACCGGCGGTACGTCTTGAGCCGCTTGGCCTTGCTGTGCCCCGGCCAGGTCAGCATGCCCGAGTTCATCAGCGCGAGCAGGTGCTTCCACCGGCCCGACTGAGACGTTCGGTCCGACTTCATGTCGATGATCTCCACACCCGGCATCAGCACACGCAGGCGCGATGCGACGACGTCGCCGACCCCGCCGGAGTCGATGCCGATCGCCATGACGTTGTAGTTGGCCAGGAACTCGACGATCCGGAAATACTGTTCTTCCCACCCGAGTCCCCCCAGGTCAAGCCATGACAATACCCTGTGTTCGTACTGGCCGAACTCATCAGGATATTGCCAATTCACCCAGCAGACCGTCACGACCGTGGAGTCCTGCTTGCGCGCCGGGTCGATGCCGACAAGGACGGGGGAGCGGTGGTAGGCGTGAACGACCTGCATGGACGGGTCGGCGAGCTGATCCATGCGCTCGGACGTGGTGAGCATGCCCTGGTCCAGCAACCACATCAACCTGTAGGACAACTTGAACTCGTCCGAGTCCTCGCCGATCCTGAGCATCTCTTTGCTGACGAATTTACGGTAGTTGGCATTCGACTTCGCCACCCGCCGCCAGTCAGCCTCGTAGTGGCTGATGCGCGCACCGCGCCGGTTCGCCCGCCGCTTGTTCGCCTGAATTTGCCGGTAAAACACGCCCTTGACATACGTCGGTGTGCCGGTCCAGACGCTGGTCGCGTTGGTGGAGGCGCCCATCGGCGAGATGCTCTTGTTGACGACCTTCTCGTCAGCATCCTGAGCCTCGTCGAGCAAGATGATGTGGTACGTCCTGCCCTCGATTTTGGCCCGGGGATGTGCGGTCGTCTTCCTGACCAGCGACCCGAGCCGCTTGAGCTTCACCTCCCGGCCGCGTCCCACGAGCCGGTCGTTGATCTCCGGGTCCGCGAGGATCTCCTCGGCCCGCTCCGAGGTCAACCGCGCGACGATGCGGCCGTAGAGAGTGTCGGCCTGCTCGTCCACAGGTGCGAACGCGCCGACCCACACGCCCTCATTGAATTTGCCGAGCAGGTCGGGATAGCGTTGCGCGAGCACCGGCAGGAAGATCATGAGGGTGGCGACGACATCCGACACCGTCTCCGACTTGCCGGACTGCCGCGAGAAGAGTGCCGTGATCGTGTCACCGTCGCCGATGATCACGGACTCGATGAAGCGCCTGGCGAAGGGCGTCTGGTACTCGCGCAGCGGATGTCCGGAGACCTCGTCGGTCAGGATCAGCAGCCGGTCGACCAGGTCGTCCACGAAGTTCTGGCTGAGGGGGTCGAGCTCGACCTCGCTCGCGACACGGGCCTCGGCCTCGGCCGCCGTCTCGTCGTCGAACGCCTCGATGAAGCCCTCGGCGAGTTCCTCGTGCGCCGTCGCCGCCATCGCCACCCCTTGTCAACCTACGGATATAACAAACGTAGGTTGACCGGCTGCGGGGGTGTTAGCCCGCTATCATGAGCGGCATGGACGACCTGCACCCGGACGAAGAATTCATCGCCTCGCTCGCCGAGAAGGCGCCCGGCTACCGCGTCGACGTATATAAGGTGCACCGCACCAACGGCACCGTCGTCTACGACCTGCGCACGATCGTCGAGGACACCTCCCCCAAGGGCGAGCCCAAGGCCGCCGCCACGCGCAGCGTCTACATCACGCCGTTCAACCTCGGCGAGCTCGCCGGCATCGCACGCCAACAGGGCCTGGCGTGAACGAGAACAAGGGACCGGTCATGGTCCTGTGCTGCCGCGCCTGCGACGACCCGATCGCCCTCGGCACCAGGCCGGTTGCCGTCGCCTGCGGCACACCGTGCGCCACCACGCCGAAGCGCGTGCGCAAGAACGAGCAGCGCGACAGCTGGCTCTGCGAGGAGTACTACGGCGGCGGCATGACCTACACGGAGATCGCCGAGAAGTACGGCCTCGGCGTTGACGTCGCGAAACGGATCATCGACGGGTTCTGATATTCTTGCCTGTCCCAACGGAAGGGGAGGAAGTCATGAGCGACCAGATGCCGGGCGGACCGGGCTCCATGGACCACGGTGGCTTCGATCAGGTCGTCGCCGGCCACACGACCAAGCGCGCCCTGGAGCACGACATCGCCGGCGCAGCCGTCGGCGCCGGCGTGTACTACGCGCTGCGCAAGGGCAACCAGAGCCACCCGCACATCACCGCGTGGATCGTGCTCCTGGTCGTCCTCGGGTTCATCGCGTTCGTGATCTACGCGGTGAACTTCAACTAGGACATCTTCCGGTGCAGCTCGGCCTTGGCTTCCTCACGTACGCGCGCCTCCGCCAAGATCGCCCCCAGCACCAGGTAGGCCTGCTCCGCCTCGGCGAGCTCGTCCAGCGCCGCACCCCGGAACATGCGCAGCGCATACAGCTTCCCCGCGATGATCGACCCGTAGACGTCCGCCTGGTCCAGCAGCATGATCCGGTCCAGGCTCGCGATACGCTGCGCGACCTTGCCGTCAACGTGCGGCTTCGACCGTCTCAGCTTCACTCTCAGCCTCCGTATAAGCCCGGTGGTTCAGTACCCTCTCGCGCGCATCCTGCTCAAGGTCATCGATCGCCATCATCGTGACCCCGAGGCCCTCGATCGCCGCGTCCACATCCCGGGCGCGCGAGTGCCAACGCCCGGCCACCAGCGCCCAGTGCAGCCACGGCAGCCGCAGCACGTAGGCGCTGTCACAGCGCCGGAACGGCGGGTCCAACTCCTGGCGCCACGTACGGTAGTAGCGCGGGAACGCTGGCAGCGTCCTGGTCACGGCGATGAACACGGGCATCACTGCGCCCACCCCGGCCCCTCATCCGTGTAGTCGTCGTACCCGTAGTCCGGTGTGTCGCCTTCGTACCCGGTCCACGAGTCGTCGTCATCCGCGACGAACGGCTCGGACGCCCCGCCGAACTGCGGCCCGAACAGCGCACCCAAGCCCGCTCCGGGGTTGCTCGCAGGCCTCGCGTACTGCGGAGAGTTCTCCGAGAAGTACCCGTACGACGAGTCGCCGGCACCGGGGCCCGTCACCCGCGCATAGGGGTAGGTGTCCAAGACCCGATCGATGTACCGGCCCGCCGAGCGGGCGCGCACCAGCTGGCGCCACACGTTCGGCGGGACCTCGTAGTACTCGTACATCGCACCCGAGCGCGGGAACGTGACCCGCACCGTCTGCGCCCGCGAGTCGTAGCCGCCCCGGTCGCACCGCGGCCTGGTCGGGTTGATCGTGTGCGGCGAGACGCCGAGGTCCACCGGCAGCAGCTCGCTGAGCGACTCCCCGCTGGTGTACGCGTCCACCGCACGCCCGACCGACGGCTTGCGGTTGGCTTGATCACGCCGACGGTAGGCCTCGACCATCCGCTGCTGCTCGGACACCGGATACTCCCGGGTCCTGCGCTCCGCACCAGGACGGCCCCACGTACCCTGCCCCGTGGCCTGCCGCTCCCACGCACCGCTCGGCGGCGCGGCCGGCGCCACGGAGTTCACCCGCTCCAAGCTCTCGCGCGCCCGCCGCAACGCGTCGGACGCCATACCGCTCTGAGGCTTGCGCTTCCTAGCCAACGCGGATGCCCCCGCGCCTGGGCACCTGGGCCCGCTCCATCCTGGCCAGGCACGGCTTGCACAGGCGGATGGGCTGGTGCTTCCCGCCGCCGTCGCTCACGAACACGGCATCTACGCCGGCGTGGTTGTCACATTCGCTCTTGGACTCCTCGGGCTTCGGCTCGCGTGCGGCCATGACTTCATCTCCTCCTGCAAGGCTGCGCCCTCAGCGAGGGCCAGACGCCGGTTGCGGTCCTCGACCTCGGCGGATCCGGCGCTGTGCGCGCGCATCTGCGCGGCGGCCGATCGCATGCGCGCGCACAGCTCATCCATCTCGGTCCGGTGCTCGTTGACCTCGGTGTGCGGCTGGAAGCCGCTTCGCCGGCTCACCGCGCTGCCCTGTAGACCGGACGCGCGCCGCCCATGGCGTTGACCACGTCTTCCATGACACGCACCGACCTCTCCGCCGTAGCGGTCATCGCCTCGGTCGCCTCGACCATGCTCTGCGCCAAGGGGATGATCTTCTCGATCAGCTCGCGCAGCTCCTTGTTCTCCTTCAGAACCCGGCGATGTGTCCGGCCGGGCACGATCCACTCGTTCATCAGGAGGACGGCGACGATTGTCAGGACGGGACCGAGAACGATGGGCGCGTCGAGGGAGAACCCTTCGACACTGCTTAGGCCTGAGGCCAACCAATCAAGCATGCGCGCCCCTGCGTGTTCGTCCGCCGTCACGCCAAGCGTAGTTCGAACACGAACGTCAATGTTAGGACACGGCACTCAGGGGGGAAGTCAGAACACAGTGCACATCGAGATCGAAATCCGGGACGTCCAGGGCCGCCGCCACCTGGTACCCGGTCGCCACCGCCGTCGCGGCGTCACGCCCCAAGGTAACGGCCACCGAGAAGATCTCCTCGTCCTCGCCGCCGCTCTCCACCACGTCCACCAGTTGGGCCGCCGCGGTCAACGCGGCCTCCGCGTCGGCGGCCAGCTGCGAGACGAGCTCGGAAACCCCGCGCACCAGGCCGATCCGCGAACCGTCCCGCATGTGCAGCTCGCGCGTCACGTTGGTGAACTTCGCGTGGGCGTAGTGATCGTTCATGGGCATGGCCGCTCCTCATGCGCTGAATAGAGTCCGTATCAGCACGCTATGCAGGGGAGCGACCAGAGTGTTAGCGCAGAAGCGCATCCGCCATCAGCACCGACGGATCATCCATCTCGTCGTGCCGGTACCGCTCGGTGGTTCGCTCAGAGGAGTGGGCCATGGCGCGCTTGATGTTCCGAGTCGACGCGCCTCCCTTGGAGGATAGTGTCGCGAAGGTGTGGCGCAGGGAGTGCGGCGTGATGCTCAACGCGTTGGGCAGCCGCGCGTCCCGCGCGATCACCCCGACCATCTCGTACCGCGTCTTGTAGTCGACCACCCGTCCGGTTGCGGTGGCGAACAGGGGGTTCTCGTCGCGCAGCGAACCGCGCTCGGCCAGGTAGCGGTCTATGCACTCCGCGAGCTGCGGTGGCACAGTGCGACGGACCTGCTTGCCGCCCTTGCCCCGCACGTTCAAACCCATGACCTCGGCGACCTCGGTGTAGTCCCCAACCGTCAGCGACGCCACTTCGTCAGTGCGCAGGCCGAGGATGAGCGTGACCGACACCATCGCCCAGTTGCGCATCGCCGTCACGTACGCCGGTCGCCCCGGGCGCTCGTTGCGCACCCGCAGCTCCGCAGCACGAAGGAACCGCGCGGCCTCGTTCTCACTGAGCCACACGGTTGCGGAGAAGGTCGTGTCGATCTTCGGTTTCGAAGCCTTGATGAACGGGTTGCGCTCCGCCACACTTTCCTCGACGGCGTAGGCGTAGAAGGACGAGGCGCCCCGCATGCGCCGAGCAACCGACGCATCCGCGCAGCCGTTCTCCTCCAACCACGCACGGAACTTCTCCGCATCCGACCGGACGGCGGACAGCGGATCCACGTCGGCCTGCTCGCAGTATCCGAGCCACAACTCTAGATCACGTCGGTACCCACGCTGGGTGTTGTCCGACTTCGGTCGTAGCCAGTCCTCGACCGTCTTCTCTATCAGCGCGACGGTCACGATGCGGCTTGCTTCCGCTTGCCCTCCGCGCGGGAGCGTTTCTCCAGCCGGATCCCAGCAAGCTCCCGCTTGATCTTCGCGTGGAGCTCCGGGTCCGTGTCGACCATGGTAAGCAGTTGCGCTTCCAAAACTGCTTCCAGCCGCCCCTTCTCGGGAACATCGAGACCTGCGACGGCCTTTGCCAACGCCCGGAGCATCTCAGCCGACCACGGCTGGCCGAATCTGTCCTCGACGTCGAGGGTCTGGCGCAGCGGCGCCTTCTCGGCGTTCGCGATAAAGGGATCGAGGGATGCGAACAGTTCTTCGACGCAGCCGGCGCACAGAGTGAGCTCAAGTGGGCCGCCCTTGTCGAGGACGATGCCGTCTGAGCCCCTGCGAGCTGGCAGCACTACGTAGTAAGGCTGCTCCCGGGCAGGGAGGCCGCATCGCGTGCGCTCCCTGCCCGGAGTGTCCCGCTGACACGTGGGGAGAGTCATCTCAGCTCCAACCTGCTCGGTTGGGTTAAAGGTAGCAGCTATATCCGATCAGAGGTAGACGTCGTGCATTACGAACCCATCTACTGGATCTCCACCTCCACCTGGCGTGGCGATGCCGTCAAGGCACCCCGGACGACGACCTCGCCGCGCTCCACCAAGCGCGCCAACGCCTCCAGGATCTCCTCGACTGTCCCGCCCTCGTCTTCCTCGCCCACAGCTTTATTCCCCCTTAAGGAGTACTTGACTTTAACGAGGATCTCTTCACCAGCACCGCAGTGACCAGACACCCACGGTGTGTATTTTTACGGCCCCTTTACATGGGCCCCTTAAACCCCTCTGTCATCAGATCGCGTAGATGCTAGCGTCGTGGTCTAGACCGGCCTTACCTAGGAGGCTGCATGGCACGTCAGGACGCCGAGTTCAACATCGACTTGGCGAATCTGGTCCTCACGTGCCGCACCCGGCTCCGCCCTCCCGGCCCAGCCAAGTACACCCAGGAGGCCGTCGCAGACGCCATCGGCGTGCACGTCAACACCTACAAGAAGTACGAGGCCGGCTTGGTGCAGCCCCAGGCGCCGATCGAGACACTCGACAAGCTCGCCGAGGTGCTGGAGATGTCCCCCGGGGAGCGCCGCAGCCTGTTCGTGCTGATGCGCGGCCACGAGCCACCCGCGCTTCCCGGCCCCTATCGCACGCCAGAGGACCTCATCGCGAGCTGCGCGCACATGACCATCGCGGCCTACGTCCACGACCGGTACTGGAACGTCCTCGCGGCCAACCGCTTGTTCCTGGAGTGGTTCCCGGCTCTCGGCCCCGGCGCCAACGCCGCAGAGTGGACGCTGACAGCCGAGGCGGCGCGCGTGGAGCTGCTCGACTGGCACGAGCGCTGGGCCCTTCCGATGCTCCAGCAGATCAACACCATGCGCGCCGAGACCGGCGATCCGATCCTCGCCGAGATGTGGGACCGCCTGCGGCACACGACACGCAATGTCCCCGGAATCATCGGCCGCAGCGTCCCGTTTGCCGAGATCCGCGAGAAGATGGTTGGTCGAACTGTTGTACGAATGCGGCTAGTGCCCCTTACCGCCAAGATCGACGCGCCTGAGCCGTTCACGCTCATGACGGTCCGGTCGGCCGACGAACCTCTCTCTGGACTATTCGTCCCCACCCAGCGCGGTAGGGACGCGCGGCGGACGGCGAAGGAGACCTGGCAGGCGTTAACCAGCGGCGAGTGGCAGCTGCCTGACCCAAAGGCCCGACGTTAACGCTCACACATGAGAAGTCGATGAGAATAGCGTCGATCTCAGACCGGCTCGGTGGAGCGGCCTATCTGAAGTTGGACATGGCGCTGCAGCTGTTGCGTCGGCTACAGCACACAGAGAGCCCCGGGAGTTATGACCCCGGGGCTCTCTGCCATTCCCATCTGTCTACCTGAGTCGGAGTGCCAGCTAACGCCTGAACAGGCGCCCCCTTGGGTAAGCCCGGCGGATTAGGCCGATCTCGGCTACAGGAGCGGTCTCAGGCTTGGACGGCGCGCTTGCAGCAGGGTTCCCATTGGCGATCATCCACCCGTCCCTCCCCGGCTGCCGAACGAACGGCAGCGCGCCGAAGCGGAGCACACATGTGTCCACCGGGCCGCCTTCCACCGCGCCGCGAACCGCAATCGTCAAGGAGGTCGTCGGAGTCTGACCCTCGGGGGACGAGATCCAGTCGTGCGACGGCCGCCACCAGTGGACTGTGAAGACGGCTTCCTCGCCCGGAGCCAGGAGATACAGTCCGCCCTGCTGAGGAAGTGGGTACCCGAACTGGCTGCTGTCCTGCGGATCGGGCGCCTCGGCCCAGACCTTATCGAGCCCGACGTCGTCGCCCGCGATGGCAACCAGAGCCGTCGAAGATCCCTCGTTCCGCATCTGCCCGTCGGCCCATACGCCCATGACCGTCGCTCCGTGTTGTGTCATATCCCAACTAGTGCCGGGGCTCACCGGCTGTGTGGACGGCGCGGCAGGCGAGCCCGCGCGGGGCTGCTCCTGGACAGCGAACTGGGTGACCAGGATGCGCGGCGCTGTCGCATCGAGGTTGCTGCGTCGCTGTGCGCGCACGGTGCTGAACGTTGCGGTGGCAAGTCCGATGGTGCCCAAGGCCACGCAGCCTTGAATCACATCTGAGGGTACGTCAGTCATGCACCTAGTCTGCCGCTCGCCGGCGACGCCGAGCGGCAGCTACGCCGTGTAAACCTGCGAACTGATCTTTATTGGAGCAAAAATGGAACACCAGCGCGTCCGAGCGCCGCCAGTTAGCAAGATATTGACTCATCGAGCCGCTGGGCATGGAAGTTATCCCGACACCGCGTCGGAACATTATCGCAGGTCAGAGCCCCGGGGCCACTGGCTCCGTGCTAAACTGAGCCATGTTGCGCGGATGTCCAGTCCCGCAGGTTGCAAGATCATTCGTTAAGGGTAGGGGGGTGTCAAGAGGTTGATACAACAAGGCATTGACATCATCACATGTATGGTGCTTGTCTTAATTACTCTGCGCCACCCCTGGGCCTCACGTATCCACACCTTGACATGGCCTTGTGGATCATGGTTTGACCATGATAATGACCGTTATCATGGTGGCAAAGCGGATAACTCGGACACATGACTGATTAACACAAGCACCATACGGCCATTGACATATGGAGCCTGCCTCCAGTCGGTTTGATGATCGAATCATGGTCTAGACCAATGTGGGGTACTGGCAGCAACCACCTTGCATCAGAACTCTGCGAATGGGCTGGCATCCATGATCCCTGGCGTGCGGCGTAGCAACTAGCTACCATTGTGCCGTTGTCCTTGCAGGTCACAGCGCTGAGTACCTATGTGATCTTGATTGATGATCCACTAGAGCTGCTGATCACGCCTCACCTCTTGCGCGAGCGGCAGCGCGTATCAACCCCTGACCTTCGGATAATGATACGAGCCGCCTGCATACCCATGCCGCATGTTGATACGGGGAAGCCGATATCAAATCGGGCATATCAGAATTAGTCGGGCCGAATATGCCGACATCATGTCGGACCTATGCGAAGATCAAAAGGCCTCTGACCTGCGGCTTTGCATGATCCACTCGATGATCATCTGCGTACGTCGCCACTCTGGTCACACTGGTTATCAAAAGACTACATGGCTGTTTGTAGGTACCAAGATCAAGACTACAGATTGGCGTCTAAGGCATCACAGTATGATCACGGGATATGGTGATCATGCCTCTGACCTGGGATTATTGAGCTATGACACACGCAGGCATGATCACGGACCGACCGGGCGCACTGCCCGCGCCGCTCGCGTGCCCGCGCGCAGAATTCCGCGAGAAAATCGCGCGAGAAAAAATCGCTGAAAAATTCAGCGGAATAAATCGCGCGAATAAAAACGCGGGAAATTCCATTCAATTCTCATTCCCGGAAATCGGAGTGTGCACTCATGGCGAAGTTGGCCGCTAACGCTGCTCAGCTGTTCCCGCTCGTTGCTCTCGATCGGGCGGACTACATGCGGCGCAACACGCTTGGCAAGTTCCGTCGCGCGATCGGGAGCGCGGAGCACGATTGGTCCGTCAAGGTCGCCGAGTACGAGCGGGATAACGCGGAGGTCATCACGCGTCAGCAGGACAACGAGCGCGCTTACGACACGGCGCGCGCTGCCGAGGTCAAGGCCAAGACGGAGTTCCGCGCGGCTGAGAGCGCGCTCAGCGCGGCCAAGAGCGCGCACGCGGACGCGGTCAAGGCTCTGGCAGCGTCCACGGATCCCAAGGTTGAGAAGTCGCTCACGAGCGCGCGTGACAAGGCTGCGGAAGCGATCACGAGCGCGGAGAGCGCGGTTTCGGTCGCGCGCGCGGTCAAGGCGGACGCGTTCGATGCCATGACGGCAGTCATCGAGTCGGGCGAGGAAATCGCTGCTGAGGTCAAGCGGCTGAGCAAGCCGGGTGAGCTTGCCGACGCAATCACTCGCGCGGAGCAGCGCTCCGAGGAAATCGAAGATCTCTACAACGAGTTGCGCGACGTCATCTCGGAAGTCCGCACGGGTGAGCGAGAACTGTCCGCCGAGGAGATCAGCGCAACGCGCGCGCGGCTCGGACTGCCCGCGATGGGCAAGGATGGCAAGCCGACCGTGATCACGTGGGATCACGCGTATGGCCTGAACGCTGAGAACCTGTCCTACTGGCGTGACCGGTTCAACCTGTCCGGTCTGGACCGGGGCACCAAGATCAAGCGCATGGGCTGACAGAGCGCGCGCTCACTGAGCTAGCCAGACTCCGCTAGGGGGTCTGGCTAGCTCTCGTGTTCCCTACGGCTGGCGAGCCGTAGGGAACTTTTTTCATGCCCAAAATCGAAACGTCCTACGAAGGAACGAGACGATGGCAACGACTTCTGTCTACAAGCGCGCCGTATTTTCCACCACCGCAGAGGAGCCGCGCGAGATTCCGCGCGAGGTTCTGCTGGACGCCGCCGCGCACGCGGAGATTTTCCGCAGCACGTATCCGTTGGATCCGCAGCTCGTCGAGTACGGCGACACGGTGTACGCCAGCACGCGCAAGGTGCTTGAGAACGGCGAGATGGTCACGCGGTTCGTATACGAGAAGGTGTGGCTGCTCGCCGATCTGCCGAATGGAGGCACGGCCATCAACCGGCGCGACTACAAGCCGGGCGAGGAAGTACGCGTCGTAGCAGGGGACGAGCTGTCTTGAGGAATACGGGTACGACCAAGGTTCCCTCAGCCACATTCGAGGGCGCCCGAATTCCTTCGCGCAACAGACACGGCAAGGCCAAGCCGCGCAAGGGACGCGCTGTGTCCACCGCGATCCCGCTGCGTGGTGAGTACGCGCTGGGGACGGTAACCGTCATCGACGCGGCTGAGCTCTTCATGGGCCTGGTCGTGCGCGCGAACCAGGTAGGGGCGGAGCCGTTCAAGGTCGAGTCGGTCGAGGTGCTGGATTTCGACAGCATCCGGGACGGCGGCATGGCGTTCCGCACGCAGTACGTCTACATCAACGGCGCCAAGCGGCATGTGCTCGGAGACGCAGAGTTCGTCGTCGTGCACAACCCGCGCGGGCGCGGTGCTTGGGACGGGCGCGAGATTCTCGCCGGTCCGGCCGGGCGCGCGTACGTCAGTCCGGTGAGCGTTACGGACGCCGTGCGGCGCGCGCTGACAAGCAAGAAGCCGGGCGCGACCGTGCCGGACTACAAGTCCGCGTTCATGGCCCCGGAAACTCCCGATGACGGGAGCCGTGAGGTGTTCGACGCGGCGTTCCAAGTTCGCGAGGCCGAGCGCGAGGCAGCCGGTCCGGAGCGCATCGCGCCGCCGGTCGAGGACGACGATGAGACGTGGGAGGTGGAGTTCGTGCCGCTCGCGGATCCTCCCAAGCGCAAGAGACCGGAGCTACGGTTCTGGCAGGACTTCAACGCACATCAGTAGGCGAGATATCCCGGCTCGGGCTTCGGCTCGGGCCGGGATTTTTTGTGCCCAAAAACGGAAGCGAAAAATCGGCGAAGGAGGATCGATGCGCCTACAAGTCCACGTGTTCTACAAGATGCCGGATCAACACGAGTACACGCAGTTCGACCCATCGCGTCCGGTCGGGCACCTCGACACAGTCTTCAAGCAGGCGCCCATCACCGACCGCGCCGAGTTCGACCGCGAGGTGTGCGAGGCGGTGTGGAAAGTCCTCAACGACATATCCGCCGGCGTCGATTGGGATGCACGCCTGCGACCGCTATGGCGTGAATACGACTGGCGGACGCGCAGCATTCAGCTCGGCGATCTGATCGGCGTGTGGATAGTCGAGCGCGAGGACGACTGCGGTGAGCAGCGCTGGCACGAGATTACGGAGCTCGCCTTCGAGCGTACGGATCTGTACACGCTCACCCTCGGTTGAGCGCGGCCGGGTGGGTGGCGGCCTGTCGTCCGCTGCCTGTCCCTGTCCGCTCGGGAATCGACGAAAGGGGAACCATGGGGATCACACAGAAGCGCGTGGAGAGCTTCGGGAACGATGCATCGCTGATGCGCTGGATCGCGGAGCACCTGCGCGACTACATCCAGATCCCGGCCGAGTACGACGAGGCCGCAAAGCAGGTGCGGATCGAGAGCTATGGCGTGCTCGATGCCGCGGTGCTCACGGTGGTGGTGAGTGGAATCTTCCAAGAGATCTCCGACGATCCGATGTTGCTGGTGAACGATCCGTACGTCTGCGGCCGACCGCACCATCTGACAACCACGATGGTGCTCAACGGCATGCAGCCGAATTTCACCGACGACTGGCTGTACTGGCTCACGCAGCGAGTGCTGAAGACGCCGCCGGCGAAGGCGTGCGAGACGACGCCGAAGCTCTACCGGGTGAGCTACGAGTCCAAGTTTCGCGGCAAGTGGTTGCCGACGACGATCCTGATGGGCGGCGAAGCGGTCGAGGTGAACGGCCGTGAGTGGGCCAGGTGGAGCGACAGTTCGATCCGCAACATCGCCGTGCACGACGGCGCGGACGACGTCACGTTCAACTTCGAGTGCTTCCGCAAGTGAGGGAGAAGGATGGCGATCATCAATTTCGGCGCCACAGTGCGCGCGGCCGAGGATCCGGAGAAGACGGACGTGGAGCTCCGCTGTGATTTCGACGGGTGTACGGATCCGTGGCTGTGTGACGTCGAGGACGACGACAACCTGCTGACGCTGCCAACCGTCGTCGGGTCACACTACGAGTCGCATCACGCCGGCGAAGGAAACTTCGAGACCAACGACGTGGGCCTGGACGCGTATGCGCTGACCCAGCGGGCGTACGAGCTCCACTCCGAGGGCTGCGAGGTGTGCTGCATCCTCGGCGGCGAATTCTGCCCGATCGGTGCGGCCCTCCAAGAGGCCATCGATCTGTTGGAGGCCTGATGAAGCGCTGGATCGTTACGCTCCAGTGGTTCGTGGACAAGGGGATGTATGAGGAACACACCGAGGCTAGGGAATTCGAGGTGGAGGCGGCCGATGAGCAGTCTGCGCGGGAGCATGCCGCACAGCTCGTGAACCAGCTCGGCGCCCACGACTACGAGATCATCGAGAACTGAACACATCGCACACCACGGCCGGCCCCGAATCAGGGTCGGTCCTTTTTCATGGGCGAGAACGCTTGCTCTTGAGAGGAGAGATCGTGGACAGGATTCCGGCCGAGAGGCTGCTCTACGCGATGCTGAAGAAGGCCGCGTGTGACGAGCACGCCAAGCTCGTCGATGCATTGATCCGTACTGGCGTCAGGGATCGAGACGTGTGGACGTGCGTCGACAGCGTGGTCATGGAGCACATCAACGACATGCCCTGGCCCATGCCGGGCACCATCTGCGGTAACGAGGTCTGGCAGGGGCTGTTCGGTAGGGCGTACTGCGAACTCGTCAAGGACCATCCGACCGTGATCGATGTGCAGTACGCGGTGCACCAGTGCGCGCGCAAGGCTGCGGAGAAGGCGGCCGGACTGTGGTGCGACAAGTACGTCAGCACCCCCAAGCTCTTCTCGCAGTTCAGCATCGAGCAGGCAGCCAAGCGCGCCGCGTATCTGGCCGCCCGGAAGTTCGTCTCGATGATGGCGTTCGACGGCGCTTCGCTGCCGGAGGACGGGCAGCGGGACGTGGGCGGGTGGGTCAGCATCTTGACGGAGAAGGCCTACTACGCGCTCAAGGCGGCCATGATCGAGTCGGCTGAAGAGGCTAAGAACTAGCAGGTCAGTCCCGTGCAGGAGAAGTCAGGTAACAGATGCGCATATATCTGCTACCTGACTTCTCCTACACCCAGGTACTAGTACGTGACGTTCCGTTCAGGTTGTATGGCCTGCGGTGGTCAGTCTGGGAGTCGAGGTGGGAAGCGGCTCCCGGTCTAGTCTCCGCCGGCCGGTGGGGCGCCAGGGAAGGAGTGGCATGGATTCCGAATTGGCGGAACTCCTCAAGCCGTTCAGTAACAATCGGGAGGCGCGGTCGTGACGCGCTTCAAATCTGATCGCCAAGATGCCGATCGGCTCACCAACACGTTTCGTCTTCTCACAACGCCGGGAGTGGAGCCGGTAGTTAAGGATGGACAACTCGTCGGCCTGGTCGTCCCGGACCGGCTGCGCGATTACAAGCTCCCGCATGAGAGCGCCATCGCCGGATACATGGGCGACGCGGAAATGCTCTGCGTCACCTGCGTCCAGTGTGGCTGGGCGGACGAGGACGAGAGTGCAGAGCAGGCGCTCACGCGCGCTGCGACACAGCTCGGAATCGACCGCGCGGACGAGCGCAACTATGACTCGCGGGACCTGCCCAAACCGGTCACGTTCAACGAGATCACGAAGCCGCAGCAATGCGGTGACTGCCTGGAATTCTTCGGGCTCGACCCCGAGGACTTCCGCCGGTGCCCGGATGAGGACTGCGGCGACTTCGTGACCGGCACCGAGGGACCGGGGGCCTGCCAGAACTGCGGGGTTGAGTACGGCGACAAGGACTTTCCCCATGACTACCTCGGCGTCGGCGGCGATGAGCCATGCGAGGCGTGTGGCAAATACACAGACGACGAGCTGCACGGCGGTCCGATGCCATCGGAGCCGGAGTTTCCCGGCCAGCTCGCGATCTCGAACATCAACGACAGGGGTGTGTTCGATGCTTCTGACTGCTCGCGATAGGACCGCCGTGGAGCTCGACTCGGCGTATGTGCCGTACGTCGTGGCCGCCGATGGGAAGCTGGTCAAGCATGCGGCAGCGCGGTGTCGCAACCTGCTGGGCTGGCCGCTCGTGGGCAGGGCGCTGTTCATGACCGCCGCGAGCGCGGTCGACCAGGCGAAGCTCAACTGGGACGCGATGATGCTCCGTCTGCCGACGGACGCGCAGTACGAGCTCGCGAACATCGAGCTCATGTGGTACCCGCGTGTCACGGTGCTGTTCTTCAACCCGTGCCACGAACCCACGGCGGCGGCGATCCGCGCCGTCCACGAGATGACCGACCAGCAGCGGACCTCGCTCGTGATGTCCGCTCCGGCTCCGCCGCCCTCGACGCCGGACGCAGTCTGATCTCAGCGTAGAGACTCTTCGAAATCCAGGGCCTCCTATCACGTGTGAATCAAAAGGAGAATTTTCATGGACGTAAGCGAGGAAGAGGCAGCAGTCCTGACGATCACGATCGCGGTCAAGCGCGCAAATAAGACCAAGGTCGACGTCGAGGCCCAGGTCGCGAACGGCATGGCTGTGTACATGGATCCTGACAAACCCGACCGCCTGGGGATCGCCACTCAGACAGGCAAGCCGCTGCTCAAGCTCCTGCTCACCAGGACCCAGATGCTGCGCGCCATGCTCCTGCTCGGAGAGGTGCTGCCCGAGGCGGTCAAGCGCGGCGAGAAGTCCATGACGGCCTGGAAGACCGAGGACCGCGAGAGCTGGAAGTACTACGACCGGTTCGTGCGTCACATCACCATGTCCGTGCAGCTCGGCGACTGGAGGTAGGCCATGACGCAGACCACTGAGAACGAGACGACGCAGGACCAGGACGCCGAGCCGCGTCCGCTGTTCGTCATCGCCAAGGACATCGTGGCGGACTGGAAGCTCCCCAACTTCGCCGCCATGCCGTACATCAGGGCCTTCACTTGCCTGAACAGGATCAGCGACAGCTACGGCTACGAGAGCGGCGCTGACATCATCCAGTACTTCCTGTCGAACGCGCGCGGCTGGCAGGGCGAGACCGCCCGGCGCATCAAGGCGGAGCTCAGGGAGATGGCCAAGTGAGCACCTGGACGACGTTCGAGCACGTGCAGGCCCTGGACGAAGTAGCCCCCGAGTCCATGGCCTCCACCGTCTTCTCGCGGCGGTGGGTGCGTGACCGTGGCGACGGATTCTTCGGCGCCGCCACCATCAAGTTCTGGTGTGAGGACCGGTGGGAGCAGGCGGGCAACCCGGAGGCGGACCGGCCCGACTGGGTCTCAGGCGGCGCCGAGGCGCGCTACTGCGTGGGTCAACAGGTCGAGCTGATCGTCTGCAGCGACCCGGAAGAGACCGGCGACGGGGGTATCTGGCATGAGCTGCGCTACCGCAGCTCCGAGGCCGTGTTCGCCGCCCCGATGCCGGACGAGCTTGTCGAATCCGTCATGAAGTCCTTCACGGCGAAACACCTGACCTGGGACGCAACCGAGATCTACGGCGGTAACCGCGCCGACATCGTGGACATGCTCGTCGAGCCGATCACCCCCGAGGGTTGGACGAAGCTCATGCCGCTGGAGGTGCGGCGATGGATTGCCACCAACGGTTGGGCATGGCTGTAGGTCGATAGCACAAGGAGCCCCCACCTGGGTCACACCAGGTGGGGGCATTTTTCGGGCTTAAGACGAAGGCTTAACAACAAGGGAGAGACAATGCAAATTACCATCCCTGAGCGGCCGATCGTCACACCCATGCCACTCGACGAGTGCCTGGAAGTCCGCAAGACGTTCATCTGGCCGGAGACCGACACGGTCGGGATGTGGGACGACAACCCCAGCTGGCCCGAGCTCAACGCGCGCGTTCCGCTGGACGTGGCGCAGCAGTTGGGGGAGACGATCGCAGACGGACCCACCTACGGCGTGTTCATCGAGGGCTGCCCGCTGGCGTGGTGGAGCTTGGCCGGCGGCCTGATCAAGCCAACCTACAGCTGGCGTGCCGCCCGCGTCGCCGCGTGATCCCGGCGAAACCCTCGAATGCCCAGCGAAGGAAGTACGTCGCCAACATCGTCGCCGCCTATCACTCGGCGCCGGAGTCGGCGCGACGGCGCGGCGAGCAGTGGTACCCCGTCGCGCGCGACCTGGCGTTCATCGTCGGGGCCGGAGACGCGCGCAAAGGCGCCGGCGTGATCGCTGCGCTGAGCCCCAACAAGAGCTGGAAGCAGAACATCCAGCTTGCCAAGGATGCGGGCAACGGCCACGTGCACGGACACGTCTCCGACGCCCTCCGGAAGGTGGCCGCAATCCTGGAGGGCGCTGACCCGGAGGACGTGCTCCCCATGTCCTCGAAAACGGGCCACTTCTTCCGGTGCATCTTCGACCCCGCCGATCCGGACCCGGTTGTCGTCGACCGGCACGCGCACGACGTGGCCGTAGGCAAGACGTACGGGAACGCCGAACGCGGCCTCGGCGCGGCCGGTCGGTACGCGGCGCTCGCGCATGCCTACCGAGTCGCGGCTGTGCGCCTCGAACTGATCCCCCAAACGCTGCAGGCCATCGCCTGGTGCGCGCAGGTGGACTCACTCGCAGGTATCGGATTCCGGGGGAGCAGCTGATTTCAGCGTGTCGAGTGCGGGCGCAAGTCCGCGCTCGGCGCGGTCCTGGTCACACGAGAGGAGCGCAGAGATGAGGATCCTGCGAAACGATCCCAACGGGGTGACGTTCGTAAACGACGACTACGACGGGGAGGAGGTGACGTTCGTCCTCTACTGGAACCGCTATTCGGAGCGGTTCCTGTCCGGGTTCAACACAGTCGGAAACACCCTGACGCTCGTCGACGACCCCACCTTCTGGGGCGCGCATTCGTTCCCGGCCGCCAAGAAGCTCGCGGAGGAGTTCTTCCGCATCTCGGGAGGAAGCAAGTGATGGCGATGCAGCACGTCGACTACCCGCACGAGCCCGGACAGCTCCTGGAGGGCTGCCTGCCCTGCGAGATCCTCCGCGACCGCAAGGAGGTCCCGAAGATGCGTCGGGCCGTCGCGAAGCATCTCAAGACGTGCTCCGAGTGCCAGCCGATGGGCAGTGACCCGCAGTTCTGCGCGGTGATTCAGCCCACGGTGACCATCCTGGAGGACACGGAGACTGCCCTGGAGGCGCTGCTGAACGAGGACAGCGGCCGATGAACGGACTGAGGAAGGATGGGGGAGTTCACCGGCCGCGCCTGTTTCGCGGCCCCGCGTCACCGCACCAGCAGCCGGGCGAGGTGATCCGGGAGTTCGGTGTGGGCGGTCCGCACGACACGGATGCGCCCGGAGGACTCATCTCCATTCGCCAGGAATCGGATGGTGCGCTGACGATCGAGATCTACCGCGTGACCGGTGCGGTCAGCGTGTTCACCTATCACCAGGAAGGCGACAAGTAGACCCGCCCCGCTCGGGACCACCGGGCGGGGGCCTTTTTTATGCCTTAAGGCGAGAGCGTCAACCCTCGATTAAGGAGCCTCTATGTCCGACTGGGAGCGCATCAACATCTGGCTGGACTCTGGCGAGCCGCTGGACGACACCACGGCCCGGATGATCGCCGAGAGGTTCCACGGCGGCCAGGGCTCGGCCCTGTACTCGTTCGTCTCGACCGGCTGCGTGACCACCGACGCGATCGTGGAGGTCAGGGCCCAGATATGGAAGGACAGGATCGACGAGCCCATCAACCTCGACAGCCTGTACCCGCTGCAGGCGTACCTCCAAAGGCACAAGAACCAGCCGGCCCAGCCGGGCTGGAACGAGCGCACGAGCTACTAGGAGAAGAACCGTGACTCACCGAGGTCAGCTGTTCAACCTCATGATGGCGTACGAGCAGGGCGACGCCACGGAAGAGCAGGTCATCGAGCTGTTCCAGGAACTCGTGAACAACGGCATGGCCTGGTCCCTGCAGGGTTCCTACGGGCGCACGGCGCAGCACCTGATCAACGAGGGCCTGATCGAGGTGCCAGCGTGACGGCATCAGAACAGGAATTCAACCAGGACGAGCTCTGCGAGCTGGCGGCCGACCTCCTCAAGGCGGCCGGGCTGCCGGAAGTGGTCCGGGACCTGTACGGCAGGTACGTCGTCGCGGGATTCCGGACGGAGCATGGCGCCGGTCCGAAGAGCACGGACTTTGGCGTGCGCATCTCCCACAAGCTCCCGGACGAGGACTGGGACGACTCGAACAGGCGCAGCAACGACCAGCGCCGGTGGGTCCAGGTCACCGAGGTAGCGACGTACCGCGGAGTCCTCCTGGCGGCCGGCTGGACCGTACAGCTCAAGCACACCCAGCTCGGACCGTTCATCCTCGCGGTGCCCAACAACGGATAGGCGCAGCGCGGCGCAGGTGCGCGCTGATCGCTAACACTGCCAGCCCCCGTCCAGCTCAACTGGGCGGGGGCCGTTTCATGCCCGCACGAGATTAAGAGGACTGGCATATGAAGATCGGAACCGGGCCTAAGAAGCACTTCCACAGGATGCCGGACGGCCGCATCGGCTGTTGGATCGCGAAGTTCGCTGACGAGAACGGGATGTTGGCCGAGCCCGAGGCGCATCTGGCGAGTCAATGGGAGGACTTCGCTCCGCACGGCTCGCTGCTGGTGAGCACGGCGTATTGCGACGAGCACATGCACGACCCGGCGAAGGACCCGTCCGGCGCTACCTCTGCGCGGCCGATTCGGCAGTAGCCACAACTCTCCAAGATCCGCGAGAAATCAGGAGGACGCGATGTCCGGACAGACGATCGTCGTGAAGACCATCAGCCGGGTTGAGACCTTGATATGCAGCGCCGCCGGTAACCCGCGCTTCCGTGTGCACTGCACCGACGGAACGGCGTACACGACGCAGTCGGACGCCGCAGTCAACTACGGGATTTGCAACTCCGAGCTCCAGGACGTGCCGGTGGAACTCACCCTCAGCCCGCACGGCCGGATCGTCTACGCGAACCCCGTCCAGCCAGTCAACTGAAAGAGGAGCCAGTGGGAGACGAAGAACGGCCCGTCGAGTCGCCGGAGGACACCGTCGCGGTGTTCATCGCCAGCGCGAAGCACGCCCCGGCGAGGCTGCGTGTGCTCTGGCACGTCTCGCGAGCAGACGCCAAGAAGATCTGCTTGGACGAGCGGACCCAAGGAAGTAACTGGGGGTTGCACTGGACCGCCTACAACGTCGGCGACCCCGACTGCCACCAGTTCGTGAAGGACGACGGTCGCTTCGCCGGAGTGCTCGCCGAGTACGGCGTGACAATCAGGGAGCAGCTGTGAGCGCCTGGACGGTGGGTGTGGCGCCCGACTACGGACCGGTACGCCCGGACTTCAAGCGGGCCGCGAACTGGGACGAGATGGTCGCACTCGTGCGCAGCGAGCTCCAGGCCGCCGGCGAGCGCGCCGCCGCCCGAGCCAGGCCGGGCGACGAGAACGCGGCCGAGGACGTCATCTACCTCCTCGAATGGCTCGACAAGAGCTGGCGTGAGCCCGAGCGCTGCATGAGGAGCCGCAACTTCTACGTGGGCCGGGACTCCATCGGCGTGCAGATCGACGACTAGATCGAAGAGGGGAAACACATGCGCAAGAAGATCACTCTCGAAGAGACGCTGCCGGGAGGACTCGGCGACTGTGTGACGGTGCTCGCCGACGGCGAGCCCGTCGTGGCCGTGCGGCCGGTCGATGACGAGGTGTGGCTGTGGACACCGCTCTACTCCGACGAGCAGCCGCGAGAAGTCCATACGTCGGAGCTGGCGGGACTGGTCCAGAAGCTGCGTGAGGGTCCGGCAGCACAGCAGTCCGTCAACTACATCGTCCACGAGTGCACGGACGGCGTCACGTTCGGCCCGGACGGCGAGATCGTCAACTACAACCACCACTGGAGCCACGCCGGCACGTGTGGGAACTGGACGATCCGCGGCCCGTACGAGACCGAGGAGAAGGCGATGCACTGGCGCGGCGCGCGCCACGTCATCATCCTGCGCGAGGAGGGCGGTAAGCAGTGCATGCTCGCCGAATTCATCGGCGGCAGTGAGAGCGCGCGCTCGCGGCGCGCCCGCGCTGACGCGCGCGTCTCGGCCGAGCTCGGCATCCCGGCCGTCGACTACACCGACGACTGGAAGCAGGTTGTCGTACGGCTGCCGCCCGGTGAGAGCGGCTCGACCAGGTACGTCACGTGGGAGCGCGACGCGGACGTGGTGAAGTACTACACGCCCGAGGGCCAGCTGCTGGCCAAGTGGGCGGCTCCCGCGAGGGCGACCTACACGGATTGCCTCGCGCTCGTGCTGAAGAACACGGAGCACGAGACACCGGCGGGATTCACCGCACAGTTCCAGACCAGGATCTACGGATCCGAAGACTAGGAGGACCCATGCCCGGCACCGAGCCCGAGCGTACCTGGAGCGAACCGATCGGCGAGCTCTCGATGCAGTGGGCGCACGAGATCGCCAAGCAGATTACCGACTGGTACGCCGTGAGCATCCGGCGATACACGACGCTGGAGCTCCCCTCCGACAGGCACGGCGCGATGATCGAGTACCACGAGTTCCGGGACGGTGAGACCGCCCAGAGCGGCTCCGTCAAGATCCTGACTCACGTCAACGTGTGTGTCCGCTGGGACGGCGCGCGCGAGATCAGCGTCCAGGTGTACAGCGGACACGGCCAGGGGACCGGCGGTCTCTCGCGGCGGTGGCTGGCGCCCGCCGACGACCCGCAGGACAACGAGATCTACGTCATGCCTCTCCTGGAGGCAATCGGCGTCTGGGCGTTCTCCAAGCGCCTGGAGGTCGCCAGGCAGGTCAGCTAGACCCCAGGTTCGCAGGCTGTGGGCGCGCGGTGGGAGATCACCGCGCGCCCTTCGTGTTATGGAGGCCTCTTGCATGACGATCATCGAGCTGGCCCGCCGCGCGACCAGGCAGCTGCCGAGTGGACTCCACGTGCCGTTTTTCGACCTGACCGGCACCGAATCCCTGGAGCTGTGCGCCGGGATCGGCGGACTCGCGCTCTCGACCGAGTTCGTGACGGGCGCCAAGACAACGCTGGTGGCCGAGGTACATCCCGAGGCCTGCAAGATCATGGCCAAACGCTTCCCCAATGCCCGCAACCTGGGCGACGCGAAGAAGATCGACTGGGAGCAGTACCGAGGCAAGACGCAGGTCGTCTCTGCCGGATTTCCCTGCCAGGACATCTCCCAGGCTGGGACGCGTGAGGGAATCAAGGGTATGAGGTCCGGACTCTGGTTCGACATCGCCACGGGCTTGTGGATCATGAGACCTGAGCACGTGTTCTTGGAGAACGTAGCGGCGATCCGAACCCGAGGACTCTATGCGGTACTCGGCTCGCTGCACGAGATGAAGTACAACGCCTGGTGGGGCATTCTCGGAGCCGATGACGTCGGCGCATGCCACATCCGCAAGCGCTGGTTCTGCTATGCGGAACCTTCCCGGCACGCGCGCAGGAGCCCCACGACGATCTATGGGACCTACGACCCGGACACGCACACCTGGAGAACGCCCCAGCACGACGAGATCGGGGACAGCAAGTCCTGCAAGCATCTGTTCACCAAGTGGGGTTCGATGCGCGACGGTGAACTTTCGGAGCTTGAGGCGCCAGCGAACGCGACCAGGGATGCACCGTCCCTTCCCACCGTCCGCGCGGCCGACGGTGGGCGAGGTCCGACGCTTAAGAGCACGGTGCACCAGGGCAGCGACGACCTCGTGACCGTGTTGACGAAGCTGTTCCGGCGCAACCCCTCGGTGTACGAGGAGCACCCCGAGTGGCTGGGGGCGAAGCCGACGATCTATCTCAAGACGCCGACCGCGTATTTGGGGAGCAGCGGGGCGGCCCAGCATCCGGACCAGCGCAAGGCTGGCAAGCATGGGCCGACCTTGGACGACGAGGTCTGTTTCCTGCTCAACGTCAGGCCCGAGGACGAGGCGGGCGACGGGCCGTTCTCGCCGGCCGAGTGGTGGAACGAGTTCCTGCCTGCGGTCCGCCGGTGGGAATGCCTGTCGCAGTCGGCGGCGCCGATCCCGGTCATCCGCGGCCCGCGCGGCGGCGTGAAAGTGAACCCCCGATTCGTCGAGTGGATGATGGGGCTGCCCGAGGGATGGGCGACCGAGGTCGAGGGCGTCTCGCTGGGCGAGCAGATTTCCAGGATCGGTAACGGCGTGATGCCCCTCCAGTCCGTCACCTCCTTCGTCTTGCTGCTCCAGGCGAAGCGGGAGCACGAGGCGGCCGAGATGTCGGGGGTGGACGACGAGCCCAAGCCCGAGATCGAGGATGAGGACGCGGTGGCCATCATCAAGCGCGTCGACGCCTTGCTGGCTGAGGTCAGTGCCCTGATGGCGGAAGCGGCATGAGCACGATATCTGAGAGAGGAGGCAGTGCAATGAAAGAAACGCAGCAGCCGAGCAGAAGCATGGACATCACCCCGCCCGCCGTCACGGTGCGCCTGGAGGCGATCAAGCCCGAGGAGGGAAGTTGGGCTCATGCGGTCGGCGCGCGCGGCAACGTGTTCCAAGTGCAGGAGGGAACCCGTGTGCGCGGGGTCGTGTTCGAGACCGACGATGGGTGGCAGATCGCGGCGAGCGGCCACCAACGCTACATGTGGCCCGGAAACGCGACGCAGATGGACCGGGCCACGGCGATCTGGTTCCTATGCATGGCGAACCGAATCGTCGTTCAGGACTCACCGAAATACAAGGAAGGCAACGCATGAGTCTCGACGCGACCAACTTCCCGATCCGCGCGACGGAGGAGGACACCTACGACGCGATCATCGGCGCCGACGTCATCGGAGACCCGGAGTACTACTGGTTCCACAAGGTCTCGGATGTGCACGACGGTCCGTGGATGGGGGGTTGGGTCGTCCTTCTGAGGGAGCGCGACGGCAGGCGCGACAGTGAGCCGACCGGGCCCGAGTACAAGATCGATCACCAGAAGATCTACGAGACGGCGCTCAAGCTCGCCGAGGACGAGAATCTGGAGCTCGACGAGCGGGCCAAGTACCTGCAGCTACTCATCGACCCGGAGGAGGTGGAACTCGATCCGGACCACATCGACCGCCTGCTGCAGATGGCCACCTGGGGCAAGCTCCTGTACGGCTGAGCTACTACACCACTGTTCCGGCCGCCCCGATGAGGGCGGCCTTCGTCGTAGATAGGAGAACTATGGCGTACAAGGACTTCCCGGACGATGAGATCGAGGAGTTCGGCCGCAGGGCGATCTGGCTGGAGGCCAACCACCACATCCTCATGGACTCCATGAGGGTCCGGATCCAGCGGCTGGGGGAGTTGCATAAGACCCTCCTCAATGCCGAGCCGAGTGAGTACCAGTTCCTTGCGCCGGAGGGGATCCTGCATAAGCTGACGGAGATCAACCAGCTGATCGCGCAGACGGAAGAGGCCCTGGAGTCTCTTCAGGGGCTGCTGGAGCCCAGCGGGTGACGTTCCTCAGCTAGCGCACGACTAGACGGCCCCGGGTGTTAACACCCGGGGCTTCTGCATGCCCAGGCTCGGGATCGTGCCCCTGCACGGTCCCGCACTCCAATCGGAAGGTACCGACATGACTGTCGAAATGCTGGAGCAGTTCATCGAGTCGATCAAGAAGGCCGGCGGCGACGGGATGACCGAGGTCAAGGTCATCACCAAGAAGGGGAAGGGCAACGTCAAGGACATCACCGGCATCAGCACGCTGAACATCAGCGGCTGCCCGGCTCTGCTGATCAACTAGCACCCACAGCGCGGCCACAGCCCCGGTTGCTAACACCCGGGGCTTCTGCATGCCCAGAATCGTCAGCGAGAGGTGATGGAGTATGTACAAGGAGCAGACACGGATGTTGGCGCTGGCCAGCCGAATTGCGGCCAAGCTCGGCAGGCAGTGGATGGCTGAGCCCTACCCCGTCGGGTCTCAGGTCGTCGGCCCGGACCGTGCGAAGATCACGATTGAGGCGATCTCCGAGGACGCGTTACAGATCATCTGCAAGCCGGTCAACGCCATGGACGTGACGTTGACCTTCACGGCGCCCCTGGCTTGGGGCTCCGACAAGATCATCGATGTCTTGGTGCGGGACTACGTTCCGATGTACCGCAACCTGCTGGCCGACCGGATGGAGCACCAGCACGGCGCCGAGGAGTGGGCCGAGGACACGAAGGACGCGCTGGCGCAGATCGGCGAGATTCTCTCGATCACCCCGCGCGTCAACACGGAGGGCCACGACGGCGAGCCGAACCACATCTACGGGTACTTCGACGTCGGCGAGGCCGGAGAGGTCGCCATCGAGGCCGCACACCGGGGCGACATCAACGTCCGGCTCAAGACCCGCGACATCAACGTCCTGCGTGTGCTGATCCCTGTGCTGGCCACTTACAACAAGCCCGCCGCGCGCGGCGCGCTCGCGGAGGTCGCCGAACTGCAGAAGGAGGTCGCATGGGCGACTTCGAGTTCCTGAACGACCTGCCCGACGACGAGATGGTGGAGGTGCGCTGGAGCACGACGGAATCCTTCACCGCGCAGTTCCCGGCGGCACAACTGCGCCAGGCCATCGCGAACGGAGACGATCTCGACGACGTCCTGGATCTGTCCGATTACGAGGAGAACGAAAACTACGCCGGTACCACAGGCCGCGAGGTGACTGGCGTCGGCGAGCAGGACATGTGACCGAGCCTCAGACGTGGAGCATGTTCGCCCACCGGTACGACGACGGTAAGTACTACGACCTCGGCGAGAAGTGGTGGGTCGAGATCCACCACCTGTCGTATCCGATCGTCGAGGTCGAGGTGGTCGAGGTCGCCAAGGACGACCCGTCCGCCACGCACTGGGCCTGGATCGCGGCTGGAGAGTCGGAGCCGCTGTTCTCCCACCCGTACAAGGGCGGTCTGACGATGTGCTTCCCCTACGGCACGGAGATCGAGGAGAAGCATGGCAAGGGCCGTGTCGTGCGGCTCGCGGTAAGTCCGGTTATCACTGATATGGGAACTGAATAAGGCAGTTACAAGCCAGCTGCGTGGCTAGTCGTACTGCCCGCGTGAGCCTCTCGGCCGCCGCTCCGAACTGGGACGGCGGCCGTTGGGGTCCTTCGGGACTAGTCGATTCTTAGCAAATGTCACAAGGAGATAAATAGCTGCTACCCGATATTAATCCTAGCCGTCCTCGATAGGGTCGCCCATAATTAACCGATGTCCGGGGATATAGAAAGCCCCTGCTCAGCACACTACATGGAGCAGATATATGGAGCTCGATAGACCGTTCCACCTCAAGATCACCCAGGAGGACGGCCCGCGCCTCAATGACGTCCCGCTCACCGGAGCCTTCAGCAAGAACGGCACGTGGGTCGTGGCGATCCCGATGGACCAAGTCGAGTTCGAGGTGAACTGGACTTCGCCGGCAGTCGCTGCCCTCTCAGCGGCACAGGTTCCTCTTCACATACCGGCCGACCGGCCGGAGACGACCGAGCCCGAGCAGGCGGCTGCGGTGAGGGAAGAGGAGTCTGCGCAGATTCCGGCGCAGGGGCGCTTCACAGTGCCGTCGCCCGAGTTGAAGCCAGTCACGGACCCCAAGCTCGCAGCGCAATCGGCGCCCGCACGAGTGCCACCGGCTCCCGTGCGCTTCACGGCGCCGGCGATTGAGCCGGAGCCCGCAGCGGAGCCTAAGCCGACGGTCGGACTGCCGAGCGACGAGGAGGTGGCGGGGCTGAACGAAATCAGTTCCGCCGCTGATATCGCCGAGTCCTATGGCGTCAGCGAGGAGGAGGTCAAGGAAGCTATCCGCAGGGCGGTCAAGGCCCGGGTTCCGATCGCAACCGCGACCGCGTCACAGCCCGAGACGAAGGTGCCCGAAGGGATGGATCCGGAGCGCTGGGCCGAGCTCGAAGTGACGCCCGTCGCCCGGCTGAACATCCATGCCAACGCTGTCGCGTCCCTGCACAGCGACGGCGTCGACACCGTGGCGCAGCTGCTCGGCAAGTCGCCGCGCCAACTCGGGAGAATTCCCGGCGTCGGTCCCACCTACGTCACGGGCATCCGGAGCGCGCTGACCGAGTTGGGCCTGAAGCTGCCCGAGGACGCCCTGGAGCTCCAGGACGTCACCAAGGTCAGGCGCAGCCTCGGTGGTCTCAAGACCTCAGGGATTGAGACGGTCGACCAGCTGTGCGATCTCACCCGGAGCCAGCTGGCGGGGATCGAGGGTGTCGGTGCGAAGGAAGCTGGCAACATCGCGGTCGCGCTGACCCTCCACGGGCGGCAGCTCAAGGCGGAGAAGAAGTAGGAAAGGAGCAGACAGTGTGGATGATCTCGAACGAGATCCGATCTGGTTAGCGCGCGCGCATGACTGGCGGACCGAGAGCGGGCTGCTATGCGTGGTCCGGGTGGACGAAGGTGGGATCCCACACGGATACGTGCGGCTGCCGCCCGAGCTCGTCGGAGCATGGCCGTCCTACCAGGTCGCCAACACGGCGCTCGGAACGCAGCTTCCGCTGGTCGCCGGGCCCGTCGACGATGCGAACGCACTGCCCGGGGAGAACCTCCCCGGCTGGCTGGGCATCGACGCCGTGGACTGGCAGGCGCACCACCAGCGCGAGCACGATACGCCGCTGGACACCGAGGCGCTGCAGGACAAGCTGATCCAACTCGTCAGCGTGCTGGCGGACGCCATAGGCGCAGCGCAGTACCGGGTCGGCGAGGGTCAGAGCGTCTTGCCGGCCGAGTGCACGTACGACGAGGCCTACCTGCGCGAGCACGCCAAACCACTGGGCAACGGCTCGTCCACGATCACGATCGTCCTGCAAGAGGACGAGAGCGCGTGGATGCCCGCACGCGCCTGGTGGGCGTATGAGGGTCCGCTCATGGTCACGTACGTGTTCTTCGCGGACGGCGGCTGCCAGGCGCACCGCGAACTACACCCGGGCATGTAGAACTCGCCGCCCGGTCGCTGCACATCGCAGTGGCCGGGCGGCGCTCATGAAGGAGAGGAATGGTCAAGAACCTGCGACCGCGCTGCCTCGCGATAGCGCGGTCCGCACAGGACAACTACGAGCAGCTCCAGCATCAGAATGCGAAGACCAACCCATTCATCCAGGCGCATGGCTGGGAGCTGGTCGGCGTCTGCGAGGACCGGGCCGTCTCCGGAACCAGCCGCCCGTTCGACCGGCCCGGCCTCGGCCCGTGGCTGACGCGCCCGGACAAGTACGACATCATCCTCGCGGCCAACAGCATCGTGTTCTGGCGGGGCGAGAAGCACATCGACGAGTTCACGGAATGGGCAGAGCAGCATGGCATCGCGCTCTGGACGGTCGCGGAAGGGAACCTCGCAGAGGTCGAGGTCGCACTCACCCGACTGACCAGTATCTCCCGGCGCCCCCGCGTGCGCCGGTAAGGAGGTGGTCGCGCCATGCCTAAGCACTGGAATCCCGTCGGACCGTGCGCCTACTGCGACGCCGAGCTGTTCACCGACGGGTTCCGCACCACAGATACCTGGGACAGCGCATTCTGCGTCAGCCCCAGCGCCCCGGGCCCCCGCGCCGGAACACCCCACACTCTCGACCCTGAGAAAGCCGAGCGGCGACGCCGGCAGATGGGAATCATGCTGTGACCAAGCTCGACCTGGCGTGCCTCAACAGCGCGACCAAGTACCCGTCCATCCCCACCCACCACACCCTCGACGGTCGGGGTGGGCTGCTGGAGGAGCACATCGAGTTCGAGGGCCGCGTCCTGCTGACCGAGAAGATCAACGGCGTCAACGCACGCATCATCCTCATGCCGGACGGCGACTGGTACATCGGTAGCCGCGAGGAGCTGCTTACCGCCCGTGGCGACCGCGTGGCCCCCAAGACCGATGGCGTCGTTGACGCGCTGCGCCCGCTCGCCGCGACGCTGCACGGTCAGAGCTCCGACAAGGCCCTTGTATTCTTCCTGGAAGTCTTTGGTGGAACCACGTCGGCCGCCAAGCAGTACAGCAGCGAGCGCAACGTCGGCGCCCGCCTGTTCGATCTCGCCTGGGTGCCGATGGAGGTGTTCGGCTGGGAGCGCGAGCGCATCGCCTTCTGGCGCGAGCATGGCGGCCAGGCCTGGTCCACCGAGTACGTGCTGGACCGCGCCGCCGAGGTCGAGGGTATCGAGCTCACCCCGCGCCTCGGGATGGTCGAGGCTGGCGAGCTGCCCGGCACCGTCGAGGACACCTACGTGTGGCTCAACGAGCTGCTCCCCAAGACGCGCGTCGCGCTGGACGAGGGCGCGCGAGGCCGGGCGGAGGGCGTTGTCCTGCGCAGCGACGACCGCGGGACCATCGCCAAGGCCAGGTTCGAGGACTACGAGCGTACTCTGAAGCGCCGCGAGGACGCGGCCAGGGCGCAGACGAAGCGCGCCGAGTCCATGGCGCACCGTCCCGCGAGCAAGCCGCTTAGTCGCGGCTGAGGCGGGGGAGTCACTCGTGACGCTGCTGCGTCGCAACTGGCGCAGGAACGTGGTCATCGTGCTGCTCTTCCTCGAAGGCACCTTCATAATCGCGGTCATCTTCCAGCAAATGTGGCTTGCTCTGCTGTTGGCCCTGGTCTACGGCTGCCTCCTCGTGCCGCTGGTCTACGGCGACTTCCTGAAGGGCGCCTTCGACACCATGCACCTGGAGTCCGAGAACGAGGTACTCAACGCCACGAACGCCCGGCTGAACCAGATGATCGAGGAATACATCTCCGGCAGTAACGCGTGACCGGCGACCAGCCGAGCGCGGACGAGCTGCTGGAGCGGCTCACCCTGTCTCGGTTCGCCGAGCAATTCAGCCACCTGCCGTACAGCACTCAGAGCCACATCCTGCATTGCCCCAGCATCGCCGTGCGCGACCTCACCAACCAGGGGGGATTCGCGCACTGCGGTACCTGCGAGCTGGTTGGGTTCACGGCGAAGATCTCCTGCGAGCACGCAGAGGTCGAGTTCCGCTACGCGCAGGACGGCCGGCTCGACTGGCTTATCGCCGACCTGATTGAAGCGGCCGAAGCAGCCTCGCCCTGACCGGCCGGTATTCAACCCGCTGTCGGGCTCCTTGGCTGATGCTGAGGGGCCCGGCGGCTTCCACCCAAGAAGGGAATCCTATGGACGCGTACGCCCTGATTAACCAGGCCAAGGCGTTCAATGACAAGCTGGACGACGAGCCCATCTTCGAGATCGGCGAGGGGGACGGCCAGAAGTTCATCCAGGTCCATCCGAGCAAGATCTTCCCGTTCAAGGTGCTCCTGAACTACAGCCTCGTCGACGGCAAGCCCCGCGCGGAGTTCGACTCGGCGGACGGCGGCCCTCACGGGAAAAACGGCGAGCCAAGCCTGCGCATCGACGTCAACGACGGCGACGCCTGGGAGGACCGTGAACGCTGGCCGCGGATCCCGCACTTCGAGGACGACCCGGACGACATCAATATCGGCGTGCGCTACCTCTCCCCGGACCGTGAGCGCATCTCTCGGATGTGGCGCATGGTCACCGACTCCCACCTTGGCGACGATCCGAATCTGGACATGGTCATCGCGTACGCGACCGCGACCGCGCTGCATGCGGGGACCGTTGTGGGCTACGGCTCGAAGTTCATGGTGCAGGACCAGGACGGCAAGCTCGTCCAAGACATCACACGCGAGCAGGTCATCGCCACGATGCTGATCGCTGTGGACGAGTGAACTTTTTGTGGCTGGTGCTCGACATCGACGTCGGCATCCTGCGGCGGGAACGGAGCCTGGAGACGGCGCGCATATGGGTTCGGGAGTACGGCGAAGGGCGGCTGCGTCTGGCGCACGCGTACCGCTCCCGCCTCGCGTTCGAGTACAGCGTCATCTCGCCGGACGAGACCGGCTGGAACGTCTTCATCGCCCGCGCAGATCAGGCGATCAGCTTCGGGTTCGGATGGGCCTTCGAGCTGCCCGACCAGTTCCCGTACCCGACCGAGCCGTACAAGCACAGTGCTCTCAGCGACGACGAGCGCGCCGAGCTCCGCGACCACATCGAGAAGGAACTGCAGACATGACGATCGAGATCGAGGATGCGATCGAGCGGTTCGCCGCTGCCAACGCCCATGGCGGGGACCGCGCGCTGAACGTCGCCTCCTACGCACTGGCCGATGCGATCAAGCGCAACAGGGACACGATCCCCGCCTCGGCGGTGCCGGACTTGTCGATCCCGGGTCTATCCATAGAGGTCTGGATCTGCACGAGGTGCGGACGCTACCGCATCGAGCACTACGTGGCGGCCCTTTCAGGCCGGAAGGACGCGTGCGACGCGTTCACCCTCGAAGACCTCAGCGGCCAGGAGAGCCCCGAGCCTGACGACGAGCAGGACGGTGCGCAACCGTCCGCGATCGAAGCGCTGCGGAACCTGCTGAGCAGCATGACCGGCGCGCGATCCGATTGGGATGCCACGGCAGCCAAGCATAGGGAGGACGCCGACCCCGAGAAGGCCGACGAGGACTGGCTGGAGGCCGCGTCCAAGTCGGACAGGATCAGGTATGAGCAGGCCGAAGAGGACGCCGGGATGGAAGTTCTGCAGAGCCTTCCTGGATGGATCGAGCAGCTCGAATTGGTCCTGGCGCGACTCGACCTGACGAAGGAGCTGTGATGGCAGAGCAGGAATACCTGACTAACGTTCGCGACCACGCCGCGTTCGAGCTGACGGTAGAGACGTACAGGGACTCCGGGGCCGATGTGCAGTACGCAGCGCTCGGCTACCTCGCCCGAACGATCCGCGACAAGCACCGCAACGCCAGATGGCTGGAATTGGACTGGGGCTGCGATCTCCCCGCACGCCTGGAGCCGGGCGACGTCCTCGACGAGAACGGGATCTTCATCGAGGACTGTCAGGACGTCGACACCGACCTGTGGCGCGTGCCCTCGTGGATCGAAGAAGGGCCGATCCTCGACGAGCACGCGGAGCGCGTGAACGCCAGCGCCTACCGCCTCGACCTCGTCAAGGCTGCGGGGTGCTATGCGCCTGACAAGATCTCCATGAAAGTCGACCGCAAGTTGAAGAGGGAAGCGAAGAAGTCGGCTCAGCAGGCGGGTTGACGCCTCAGACTCCGTGCTCAGCCAGCCACGTCTCGATCTTCGCCAGGTCGTCCGCATCGGGCATGCGGCCCTGGGGGATGCGGCCGAGCACGGAGTACTTCACACCGATCATGGGAGCGAGTTCGATGCGGCGGGAAATCTCCAGCCCTGCAAGAGCGGCCACGATGCGCTCATGCAACTCCAACGCGCCAGGGTTCGGCGGCGGCATCCTGCGGCGCGCCGCCTCGACAAGTTCCCCGAGGGACTTCCTCTCGGCCTCGGAGAACGGGCGTGCGCCCCGGACACGGATCACCTCACCGGACGGCAGCATCTCGGGGCGGCACTCGTCACTCATCTGCGTCGTCATCGGCGAAGTACGCGGTCAGCCACTCCGGCAGGCCGGCGTGCTCGTCGGCTGCGAACGGGTCGTGATTCGAGGTGAGCCAGTCCTTGAGCGCGGTCGCCGTCCACCAGAAGCCGTTGCCGTATACCGTCGCGACCTCGACCTGCTCGCCGGTTCCGTGGTCCGGTACGACACGGCCTCGGATGAAGGCCGCCTGCGCGGCTTCATCGGGAGTCTCGAACAGCGCCGGGAGGGCGAGGTCACACGATGAGCGGTAGCCGCCGTGGCGGATCTCGCCGTCCGGGAAGCGGACGTACAGTCGGTGGTCACCCATGGGACTCAACCTCCGGCCTGCTGAACACACGCACGCTCGGCCCGAACCGTTCCTTAGGAAGCTCAGTCCAACCGCCCGCAAGCAGCAGGCCGACGAACGCTTCGACTGCCTTGCGCTTACCGCCCTGACGGCCGCCCGCCATGATCCGATACTCGACTATGTCCGTGTTCATGCAGCCAGCATTCCGGTCGGCGAGCGCCGACTGTTAGCGACAACTGTTAGCGACTAGCAATACGCTGGCCACACTCGAAGACTGGGGAGATTGACCGATGCGGCTCTGGCGTCCTCCGGCGCGCACGCCCTGCAAGCACTGCCCCTACCGGCGCGACGTCGCCTCCGGCGTCTGGGCAAACTCCGAGTACGAGAAGCTACCCCCTTACGACCTGGAGACAGGTGAGCAGCCAGCGGCGGTCTTCGGCTGCCACATAGAGGAGGAGAGCGCCGAGTCGCCGATCGTGTGCGCCGGCTGGGCCGGATGCCACGACGGCGTAGAGCTCATGTCGATCAGGATCGCCATCGCGCTTGGCCACATGGCCACGGAAGTCGCTGAGGCCGTTCGCGACTACGTCTCTCCCGTCCCTCTGTTCGAGTCCGGCGCAGTGGCGGCCGAGCACGGCATGCGCGAGATCGAGAATCCCGGCCCTGAGGCCATCATGGCGATAGAGGCCATCCGCCGCATGCGTACAGACGTCACTCTCGGATGA